TAGCCAGCTGTGAATTTCGTTTCGCCGGCCCATTTGCCAGGCAGAAACCCTGTGACCTCTCCCAGCACATCGGCCGCATTGGTGAACGGCCGCGCCCCGGTCGCCGCGGCAATGGGAAGATCGGCCAGAGCTGCGGCCATGCCCGACAGGCGCTGCACGCTGGCCTTCAAGGATTTGCCGAGGTCTGAGAGAGTGCCGCCAGCGGGCCTGGCCTAGCTCAGGATTTAGGGCGTAGTTACTCCATGGGCCGGCTCCTTCGCCAGTGGAAGGCTGCCAATAGTTTTCCCAAGCTGCGTCGTTGCTTTGCACCATGCCCCCCCAGTCTTCCTGGGAGTCAGCTACAGAGCGAACCCTATGCGGGGGCAATGTCGCGAACGATGTGCCAAATCTTTTGCTGCAAAAGATGGGCGTAAAGAAGCCCACCGTAGTGGGCTTTGATGGGATACATAGTGCGTGTCAGGCGCGCAAATTCTCGCGTCTGTATTACCTAACAAAAAAAGCCCCTCGCAAGGTTCGTGGTCGCATCAGTACGGACTCCGATGGAGCTGACCACTTGTGCTGGTTTTGGGTGCGCTTGACTGGCTTCGGTCCGGAGCAGGCACTGCCGTGTCCGATGAACGGATCCAAAAGAGTCTAGCCAGACTATCGATGCCGTTTACTTTTTGTCACTGTTGAGATAGAAACTCGGCAAAGCCTGCTTTATGCGCTCATACAGGGAGGGGCATCATGTTCACACGTGCTGTTGTGTGCTTTGTGCTTGCCTGTATCACCACAGGTTGCGTAACCTCACCAACCATCGATTGGCGCATCGACAAGCCATTGCCGGTACAGCCGCCTCCTGCTCCTGATGGGTCGCTATACACAATGGAGCAGTCGTTAGCGGCTGCCGACTTGCAGATTGCCGACCTGCACGCGAAGAAGCGCGAGTACACCGAACGCAGCACCCAGAACAGCAATGTGGCCCTCGGCCTCGGGCTGATCACAGTCGGTGCGGCAATTGGGAATGCTCACCGCGATGTCTTGAAGGTCGGCGCGTTTGGCGCCGGATCCTTGTACTTGGCCGACACCTTGAATTCGGCAAAGGCGCGCATGGACATATACAACGCTGGAATTACCGCGACGATGTGCGCGAAGAAGGCCGTGAGCAGCGCAGCCGCGGTATCGACCAGTTCGTTCGGTGAGCGCGACAAACAGGCACACAGCCTGAGCCAAGCGCTTGTTCGCCTCCAGACCGCTATTGCTACCGCCGACATCGCGCTCAACGAACAAAAGAATCAACAACCGGATTCGAAGGCGGAGGAGTACGGCAAGCAGCTAAAAACCGCCGCGCTGGTCAAGGGCAAAGGTGAGGCAGCTCTCGACGTCTACACCGAGTTCCGTCGTCAGCAGCAGCAAGGAGCAAAAACCCTGTGGGAGAGCTTGCAGGACATCCGGAACAAAGTGGATCTTCTCTCGGAGCAGTCGATGTCGGACGTCAAGCAGGTGTTCGCGAGCCTGCCAGGGCTCTTTTCCACCATGGATTTGGCGGCGCCCGGTCTCAATCTGGGTGCTCTGGCCAGCAAGTCCGCCCAGGCGACGCGTGATGAACTGTTGAGCCCAGGTAGCAACGGCGGAGGGGGAATTGTGGGCCAGACAAAAAATAGTCAATTTTCCGCATCGCAATTGAAGCTGCAGGGAGCAGTCCCGAAGAAGCTTGGGGTATACCACCTGGAGCGCAATCAGAACGCATCGGAAAGACTCTCCGGCCCGTTCCTTGACATGGCGAGTGCGGCAGCGGAAGTCGCTGCGGGTGCGCGAGATATGGAAGCGGCACTCCCCCCGAAAGGCTCCACCGCACTGACAGCTGATCAGCTCAAGGACTGCGGCGTTTCCGACGCTGTCCTTGCGTTGAAGATCGACGTTCCTGCAGATTCCACGGTGAAAGTGAAGCAGGATAAGGACAAGGATGCGACCGACACGTATGTGCAGTTGTCCGGAGGGGTCAAGCCCTACCGATGGCTCAAATCCCAGGATCAGAGCGCGGTGCGCCTGGAACAGGCCAATCCGCAGGATTCGTCGATGACATTGAAGGTTTCCAAGGACGCCAGGAAGGACGACTACATCCTCGTCATCCAGGATTCGTCACAAAGCCCGCGCACAGTGCAGCTAAAAGTGACCGTGCAAGCGCCCGCGCCCTAGACGAGTAAGTATGTCATGTAGGTTTTGGCAGGCACAGTTTTATGTACTGAGGCAGGGTTCCGCGTCCGATAACCATCGATCTAACGCCCGCTTTCTATGAAATGGCCTGCACGGACAGTGCAGCGCCGTCGATGCTGCATTCGAAATATGCGAGTCTTTGAAAGGAGTCAGAATGATGAAAACAGTGATTCTGGTCACCGCGATGTTGGTTTGCACTATGGCAATTGGCAAGGGCGGGGGTGGCGGCAGTCATGGCGGAGGTTCTTCAAGCAGAGGAAGTGGTAGCTCTCACAGCCACTCCAGTTCCCACTCTGGGGGCTCATCGGGTAGTCATTCCGTTCAGGGCTACACCCGCAAAGACGGCACCTACGTTGCCCCGCATCACGCAACCAACCGAGACGACACGAAGAACAACAACTGGACAACGCAAGGCAACGTGAACCCCTACACCGGCAAGCCCGGTACCAAGCCAGGCGACTAACAGCTTATCAGGCTGGTAGCCACACGCTGAACTACCCCGCATCTGCGTGCGCGCCTATCCGAAGTTCGATGTAATGCATTACTGAGGAGTCAATATGTCTCGAATACTTGGTTCTATCAACGGTGTGCAAATCAATGAAGATGGTGATGGGCGCGTCTGGTATCGATCCGGCGCCACGATCGACGCAGACGGAGCCAATGGGCAACACGGAGGGCCGGTTGCTTATAACAACACAGACACGGGCTCTGACTACCTTGAGAACGGTGGCATGCGTATAGATGCCAATGGAAAAGTTGTACGCACAGGTAACTCAGAAATTGCCATCCTTGGCCCTGACAAACAGCCGCGAGTTTTCGAAAATGGCCTTGTTGCCTCAAAAACCTGGTACCAGTACCCTGGTCTTTCCACGGACGATCCCAATGCATATGTGGATTCGGAAACGATCCCGTATATCGTTGTTCCACCGTTGATTGTCAAAGAAACAGCTGGGGTGGTACGGGGCTGCCGAGCACGCGTGACATACAAAGGCAAAACGGTGGAATGTGTGGTGGCCGACAAAGGCCCCGCCAACCACATCGGCGAGATCAGCATCGCAGCGGCTCGAGCCCTAGGCATCAACTCAAGCCCTAGGAACGGGGGCATTGATGCCAAGATAGTTGACTACGAGCTATGGCCTGGCCAAGCTGCTGATGGGTATGTTTTGCAACCCGCTTAAAACTGTTGAAGGCCTGCTGATGCGGGCCTTATTTCTCTAGGAAGCTACAGCCCTTCTCTGTCGTAGCGATCAGCAGCGCTGATGTATGCCACTCGGGGGAGATCCATGAAAAACTGTTGAGCACCACACATGCCCAGAAGCACGACAGCCCTGTAAATAACAGGTGCCGTCAATGCCAATGTCGATGCTTCAATCGAGGGCGCAGAACAAGTTGGTGCAGGACTTGATGACACCGTAGCTGATCATCTCGCGCAGCAGGCCGACGCGCTCGCCGCAATGCTTCTTCATCTCGGCGCGCACATCGTCTTCATCGGTGTCCGGTCGGCTGATACAGAAAGCCGTATTGCTTGATCGTGGCCGTGATGTCCTGCGGCGTCACGCCCTCGGTCAGCTCGTGAGCCGCGGCATTCACTGCAGGGCCGTTGCTGGACGACGGCCACAGCAATCTGGAGCAGGCAAGCTGGAGGGGCTTATCGGCAAAACCCCATTCATGCCCCAAAAAACCAGACTTTCGAATTAAGTCGTTGGTTTCAAAGAGTTCAAAGAGGCACCTGGAGCGGGCGATGGGAATCGAACCCGGTTCTGTCAGTTTATTTTTTAGCCATAGGCCTAGGCTTCTCTCTCAACACATGCCGACACCCGACGTAGCGATGCCCCTATGTGCCCCTAGACTCCCCATTTTTTGCCCAAAAATTTGCCCAAAAAAAACAGGCCATATTAGCTACCTACGTTCTTAGACCAAGAACATCACTTTGGTATCGACTGACAGCGCGCCATAGAACCATGAAGACTGAAAAAGCTACCGAAATTCGATTAGCACGAGATACCAAAAACATCAAAATAAAATGTTACATATTATTTTATGCACATGCGCAATTTCCCCAAATCGACACTAAAGAGGAAAGTGAACGCAGCTATACCTCCAACAGCCTTTAAATCAGCAGTCTCAGCATTTTCGTAAGATGCTGCTAAATCAGGTCTGAATTTAAGCAAAAACGCATGCACCTGTGCTAAGTCAACACTTGATGGATTAATAGTTTTTATATCATGCGCAAGGGTATCTCGGAGCTTTTTTATCTGCATCAATGGAGCAAGCATATTTTTATAATGCTGAACATCTATATCATATGGGCAAGTTTTCTCAAATTCTTTTATAAAGTCTTTAAAAACTTGAATTTTTTGACCAAACATACGAGATTCAACATCTGGACAAAAATTAATTAAGGTCAGTGAAAGCTTGTATTCTATTAACAGAAAACAAGAAAATAAATGCCCTAACATCTCTGCACTTTCTCTTGTTCTACTTCTCCCCCACTCATTACCTTCAACAATTAGCTCTTTAAGTCTCTTGGTATTTTCTTCAGGTGTTCCAGGTTTAGCGTATTCTATTTCAAAATACTCAGCCCTCTTATTTTTAAAGAAACGCTTATACCATTTAAACAATCTATGACTCCTTTTTCTAAAACATCAAAGTAGACCATTATCAATTATGGCCATACTGATTCGCAAGCAATTTATAAAATATAAGTAAGTCGGCATTGCTCTTGCGTATATCAATTGTGCAGACCAAGCACATATCAGCATCTATTATCGGGCTCATCATCCGTCACTCTACGCATTGTAACATTTTGAAAATCACACTTGCGAAAGACGCAAAGCTTTCCATCTTGCCGCTATGAGCAAGCGCCTAGCCCACCCATTTCTTCACCGTCAAACAGCAACAGAGCCATCAGAGCATCCGCTTGTCATTGAAGTGCAGATGACAAGCTGAGGAGACTCAAGTTCAAAGGCTCATTTGACGAATCAACGAAATAAACGTCATCTAAATCAGCGTTGCGTCTCCAATTAATTTCTGGGATGAGTAATATTTAATTATGGACAAACGTAAAACGTCCTAAACCGAAAACAACCTGGAGCTGAAAATGAAATTCAAAACAAAAATCGTCGCACCGTCATTCATTATTGAGTCAATCAATAACGACAGCAAACCAGATTTTGGAAAAGTAGCGGTTAACGCATACGCAAAATTCAGTGTTGTTGAGAACGCCCCTGAATATATTACTGATTTCATGCACTCAACAGCAAATTTCGGATTCTCGGAATTTCATGATGCTGCTGTAGCGTTCGAAAAAGAAGACAGAAAAATTGCACAGCTGGTGCGTCGCTTTTATCTCGAAACAGGATTTTTCTATCCTCGTGATATGTTCGATTACATGCATGATGCACAGATCGACAACGCAAACTCATTCGTTGACGTAGAAAATGGCGTTGCTGTAATTGTTTCTGAAAAACCAATTTTCAGACTCGTAAATGCGCTCCGACGTCAGCACAACGGATATCCAATAGATGTTCAGTTTAAACAGCAAAATAAACTGCATCAAACTGAGTCTGAGTCCAACATTTAATTTTTGGACTACATATCATTAACACATGAGCTAAATAAATAGCTCAAAACAACCAAGGAGCAAAAAATGCATATTGCAAGAATTTATCGTGAGACAAAAGGTAGTTGGAGGACTTACCGCGCATTTATGTGCGACAACAGAGGTGAAATCGGCGCACGCACGTGCCATATTCATATTAACGTCGATAGTGATATCGAGGTGGGAGCTAACATGTTTGCACTCGTTGTCAGCAGAGCTAAACCCAACGCTTCACGACATTTGCATTACGCAGTTGTTGAGCGTGTCAGCGAAGAAGTCGGCAGAGAGTACATCGAGAAAAATTCTGACGTTGAGAAAGCGTACAGAGCACTGTGCACTGCAGCAAAGCACGTCGAGTCTGGAAGGCTCAAATCTCCCGCGATCAAAACTGTGAGAGAACTTGCATTGCATATGCCATTTTTCAAAGCAGAAGCCGAAGAAATCTTGGAAGCTATCGCTGAGAAGCAAAAAGAGCAGGAGCAATCATGATTAACGAAAACGAAACACTCGCAGACGCAAAAGCACGCAGCGTTGACGAAAAGCTGGCTCGCAGCCGCGAAATTTTCGCTCGCGCAGCTAAAGCCGCAAAACCGATCCCACTCACTACCGCAACTGGCGGGGTGAGCCTCGCATGGCTCAAAGAGAAGATTGAGTTCGAGCGCCAGGGCCGTGATTCATAAACATTAATCTGATATCAGGAGCTATCAAATGAACACTAAAAAATTCAATGCACTTGCGCGGAATCTGCGCAATAACCCCATCGATCCAGGTCACCCAGATCAGATTGAAATGGTGCTGTCAAAAGCAAAAGCTGCAGGGGCTACTGGCATCCTGATCACGCAGATGGAACTGTGTGAGAGCCTAGTCCCGACGATCACACGTAGGCTCGTCATTGCTCCTGTTGATTCTGCAGAGCCACCAGAACTGGCAATTATTCAGATAAATGATAGGCCAGCACTGCTGATCAGTACGAGTGAGAGTTCAGCTACTGCCGCAGACATGATGACGTACCTCGACCTTTTGACTGGCGGTATCCCCGTGCCGCCGTTTCAGATCCTGGCTGCTATCACGCAAGCAGTTGACTCTATTCACCTTGATGCCGGCGAGACAGCCCTTACGTTTGCGCTGTCATGGGGTTCTCGACCCAATCCAGCTCTCGACGGTGCGCGTCCCGAAACAATTTGGAGTGAGTCAGAGCGCATGCCTGCGTTGATCCATCTTGCCAGGCTTGCTGTTCTCGCACGTACAGCAATCGCAGCAAACGAAAAAATGTGGAGACGCTCAGCATGAACACTACCTCCAGCAACAATGAGGCATACACGCTGGAGGATGAATTCCAGCGCATTGCGACTAAGTACGGCTACGACAGCCTTTCCGATGTCAGTCAGGCACTCGACGCTGGCGAGATACAGCGGCAGGATGCAAGGAAGCTGCTTGTCGACCTCGGAAAGCCTATCTCTCAGCTCAACACTCGCGACGCAATGCGAGCCCGCGGTATGGGTGAGAAGCCGACACCGCGCACGGCTGAAGAAGCAATTGTGCAAGCCGCAATGGAAATTGTTATGAAGATCCTGAAAGGCCTCTTCGGCATCAGAACTGCAGAAGAGCTTGAGCAAGATCGTGAACGTCTTGAGCAGACACGTCGCACGATCAACATCGAACGCAATCACGCTGAAGCAGTGCGGATGCTCAACGACGTCAGCGAAGCTGCTAACGATGGCGTATTCCGCGCAAGATCAACGCGCAGGAGGCCCTGACATGGCACGTAAACCCTCCCCTCGCAGATCCCTCACAGGCATGACCAGAGCCAAAGCCACGCGGTTCATCAACCGACTGGCCGAGGTCAGAAAGCTTGGCTACCCGAAGCTCTTCATCACATGCAGCTGGGAAAATCGCAGGTTCGTCATCGAATCCTGCGCAATCGAACCACCGCCTATCGCAAACGAAGACATAATCGTTATCGATACTAATGTCGAAATCGATAAATTCGTCAACGAAATAATCAAGTTCGGAGCGCAGCGAGAATACTATTATCGAAATCGAAAAAAAGACGATATCGAAAATGTATTATCTGCTGACGACATGCTAATACATTTAGTGCCAGCATATTCTCACATTGCATTATGTAAGCATAAATCGAGTCTGTGGAGCTCTGCACTTAGATACACTCCAGATCCTGAGATCTGGTGCCCCGATTGTGGTGCTGCGTTTCGTGAGCGAGATGAGTAGCGATGACGAAATCTGAACCACCAGAGGCCCGGAAATCCCGGGCCTCTTTTCGTTTGCGATACCGGTTTCGTTGACTAAAAGTGGTTCGTTGCCGAAATGAGCGAAAACGTAGGTACGGGGCCGAAGTAACCGTAAAAAAAAGTGCTTCCTGGTTACGTTACTGCTAAGTTCTGAGAGGGGGGTGCACTGATGCGAAAACAGGGGGTGTACCTTGTCTCTAAACCACCACATCTGCATTTTTAGAATTCTAGAGATGAGCGTAGAGTTGAACCCATCACAGAGCTGTTGCAGGGCTCTGTCAACACAGGGAGATCGCTATGTCGTTTGCTAATGCCGGCCAGTTGTTGGATATGCAATTAAACGCGTTTGGCGGAGCATATTCATCGCTGATTAATAGTCTTGAGCACGACAAAATCAAGCGTGAGATTCGCAACGAAGTGAATCAATATAATGCCTTGGTCAATAAATATAATGAACTGCATTATCAAGCAACAAACGCAGTTAGCATTCTGCGTCACGAAAATATGTTGCTTGAAATTGAAAACGCAAACTTGAAAAAGAAACTCGGTCTGCTGCGTTAAACGGCAAGACGTTTACTTTGGCCAAGCTTCTGTCAGTGTCTTGATGTCGTTGACGTGTCTATCAGCTGTTTCTGCCAGTTGCTGATATCGATCTGTGCAGCTGTCGAGTACGGTGTATGCGGCAGCGGTTCGGAGAGCAGCGGTTGTTGCGGATAATTCTGAGATTTCGCTACGTAAACGGGCTGTTGTGCTGCGCAGCCCGTCAGCTGCAGCGCGAGCACCGGCAGCATCATTGCGTAGAGTAATTTCTCGATATTTGGCTGCATTCTGGGCCTCCTGAAATCGGGCGTCGTTTTCTAGTTGTTGCTGTGACGCCGCTGCATTGATATTGGCCATTTCGAGAGCGTGCGATGTCTCCAAATGTTTGACGTCTGCTGCATGTGCTCTGTTCTCTCTCACATGCACAAATGTGCCTGCAAGCAGTGCTGCCGCAACTGCTGTAGCAACGGAACTGCCAAGGCGCGTCTTCAGCAAAGTGATCACGACGCTCCACATATTCATGCGTCCTCAGCTGCGTAACGCAGATTGCCAACAATTCGCCGTGCCCAGCCTTTCCCAAAGCTTGGCCAGGTGCTGAGCTTTGTGTAGAAATCCAGGCGCTCGGCATTGAACCGCGAGAGCACGTCAGTCACTGACATTGAGCTTATTGCAGCCAGTGTTTTAGGCCCTACCGCGCCGTCGTCAGCGACATTTACTGCTCGCTGTAGAAACCGGACTGCATTCTCGATGCCGTGGTTAACCGCTGCATCAAACAACTGAAAACCAATTGCCCCGTCATAGCTGTCAGCACGAGCACGAGCCCAATATTCGGATCTGTATATGACTCGAGCTTGCTCTCGTGTGAGAGTTTTCATGCTGCCTGTGTATCCAGCAGCTCTAGCAGTTCGCAGGGTGACACCCCAGTTCGTCTCTCCACCGGGATCAGCCGGATGATTGACGTAACCTCCCTCATGCGAAATGAGTCGATCAAACGCCTGATCGAACGTCATTTGCGCAGCTCCCTGACAACGTCGTCAAGCCCAGAACCAGCAGCGTCATTGCGTCTGATCGTGTTGAACAGCAAGCGAACCATGGCCCATGCGGGTAGCCCGCATAAGAACACCAACCCAAAAAGCGCAAGCGAGCCAAAAAAGCTGTACGCCCAATACTGCAGCGCGAAATATTGAACGGCTGCCGCACCACCACCAACACTTCCGACAACGGTACTGACAAGCCCAACCACCCACTCACGCTTGTCGCGTGGCGGTGTCATGCACATAACAACAAGCGCAGCTAAGCCAGCTCCGATCGTCCCCATGGTTGCAAGCCATGTGATTAACTTCCAGCCCGCTAAGCCAGCTGCTGTCGATGTTGTAGGTTCCATCAAATCACCCATTTCTTATTCTTTTAATATCATCTGATATCAATTAATAAAATGATATCAACATATAGCAGACAGCGGGTGTCGATTTACGAACTGTGATTAATCTGGCAGCGGATCAAACAGTCGGCTACGTACGCAAACGTGTCCGTTCTGCGAGCTTGCATTCGCACATAACAGAACTCGTAATTTGGCGCATCAGGATCCCAAGGACTTGAGCCCAGGGTGATTGAATAATCACTCGTTGCCCTAATCCAGGGCTGCGACGAAATTTGATTTGACGCAATGCTCATCGCAACTGAATTAACTGTGCTGCTCGCAGATGCAAATCTCCATTCGATTTCATCGGAGGCCTCCGCGGTCAGCGGAACAGGACTAATCCATGTACCTTTTTCAGCATCTCTAAATGCTGGCGGATTCAGAATTTCAGACGTTGGATTCGATGTCGCAGACGACATCCAGGTGCCGTCGATCCTGAATTTTACTGTGCCTGTACCGCTCGAGAAACTTGGCCAGGCATCGACGATTCCGCGGTCCGTAGGCAGCGTGCCGCGTGTTTTTCCACGCAGATTTGCAGACTCATAAACGGTGTTCGAGGGATCATATGAACCATCGCCAAGCGGATCCTGGATCTCACCTGCAGTCGGCAACAAATGATTGTCTGCAGCATGCACGCGAGCATCTTCAACAACACCCGAAAGCTCAACGTTCCCGTTCGACCTTGGTTTGATAGATGTCACGCGAACGAAAGCCTCTTGCCGCGCCCCTGCTCCGAAATGCAGAGCAGTTCGTTCACGAAACGCATCGGCAACGTCGTCGTAATCGTCAACGATCAGCTCGAAATCGAGAGGTTCTTCGAGCACGATTTCATCGTCAGCCGACCCCCTGGTGCATGGCATTGATGCCGATGCTTCTCCGTTTCGCAATTTAAATCTGACGTAGTACAGATCATTGCTAGACCAATCTAGCGGCTGCGAAACCCGGATCGTCAAAGTGCTTGGTTCATATGCGAAAACAGATGCATGTTGGCCCCAGCTGACGAGGTCATGGGCAACTACAACGAGGCTCCCAAATGCCGGCAGCAGGCCCTCAGCGTCTGTTGTCCAGCTTACTGATTGACGGCGGAAAAACGTGTTGGCGGCCTGGTATGCGGTCTCCCGCATAGCTTGGTGCCGGCCAGCCACCCCAGGGAGTTTCAGCTCAGCAACACGGGTCGGCGCAGGGATTCCAGCGGGTCTGGCACCGCCAACGTATGTGTAGAGTTGATTCTTGTAGATCTGAGCGACGACAGTGCGATCAGCTTTAAAAATACCGTCCCGGTATTGCGCCCTCAGAGCATCTGGGGTGTTCTCACCAGGCATGACAAAATTGGCCTTGAAAGACCCCTTCTGCATGTTCTTCGGGTTGTACATTGCTACCGGCAACGACTGCTCTTCATCACGCACAACAGTGAACACGCTACGTCTCACAAGCACCCGTGAGCGAGCACATGCAGCTATCGTCTGAGATGCGTCAATCGTGGTTGTTACGCTATCAAATATGTAGTCGAAATGGTCCTGCCGCTCGTCACATATTGCGGCCCATCTCTTTATAGCGTCCAGATCAATTTTTTTGGCTGGCAGGCCCTGTCCATACCGGTTGTTTGACCACAAATCGTAGAGAGCCCACGCGGGATTTCTAGTGTGTTCGAGATGCCAAGCGCCGTCTCGATAGACGTTGATAAACCGGCGCCACTCCACCCCAATCCGTCTCTGTGACATGCCAGACAGTTGTTTAGATGCACGCATGCGTACACACAGATATGTGCAATTTGGATCGATCTCGATGCCCTTTGTGAGACGACCGCGCGACCCCGACCAGATCATGGAATTGAGGTGTCTTCCATTGTCCGAAAACTCATCAATTCGGCGCAGACGTATTTGATATCGCGCTGGAGCGACGTTGTATGTCTTCGTGAGTTGTTGCGGCTGTGCTGTTGCTGCTGTATGAGTCTCTACAGCGAGCGTTTGCCAGATACCTACAGGCTGGTCGTACTCATTGATGGCACGAATCTGTATCTCAAACTGGATAGACCTCGAGTCGAATCCGCCATCGTCTCTCATGCTGCCCAGGCCCTGCGTCAGGACAACGTCGATAGCAACCTGGTTGACCTGCAGCCCTGGACCTACAACATTGAATGGACCGATAAATAAATTTGTGTCGTCAAGACTCTGTCCCGAAACCTCTGGCATCGTGACGATCGCCGTATCGACGATTGACTGATCAGCTAACGTTGCATACTGCTGACCTAGTCCCACTATTGCAGTTTCAACATCGCTGAACGAGCGAATATCTGTGTCGTCAATCAGTATGTTATTGATAGCATAATGTCCTTGCCCAACGCAGAGTACAGCGCAGTAGAACTGCTCATTATTGCTATAGAACTGATACGGCTGAGCTGCGAAATCTGGCAGCTGAAAAACCTGGCCGTAACCGACCGGAATCGCTTGCTCGAGACGAGCAGTATTACCTGATGCTTGAACGCTGTACGTCGGCGATACTGACTGTGTCTGAGCATTGCTTCCTGAAGGCAGTGGCGCGAGAGCATTGATCAGCATCATGCCGCCGATATTTATCAGCGCTGACGCCGCGCTGGCTTGCCAGCCCACCAGACCCCATGCGGCCGGCATGTACATCGCAGCTACGAGAACAGCAATCTGCAAGACCATCCGCAGCGGGTTAGATTTCCCGCCGCCGAGCGGAAGGCGCTGGAACACAACAAGCTCACCTGGGCGTGCGTGTGAATTCCAGCCTGCGCGGGCAATGTATTGCCCATTGATGCTGCACACAATGGGCCCGGTTACGCCTGCGATGAGGTCTCGCAAACGAACCCCATCCGGAACCCTCTGAGATTTCGTCAATGAAACATCGTTTTCGAAAACGTCGACAACGATATAACGCGCAGGCGTTGATTCGACGACGTAAGAGGCCGCAGCAGCTGCGGTGCTTCGCAGACGAAATTCATGTGCTGGGCGCATGTCATGGCCTCCAGATTTTTATTCTTGAAAAACCACTGTGGGGAAGGTCCGCCAGTGGCGTGGCGATGACACTGCCGGGACTTCCTACTGAGCCAACGGCATGCAGCACAAACAGCTGTCTGTTCACTGTGATCACAGTGCCTACGTGGGGTCCGCTAGAGCCCTGCATTGAGAGCACATCGCCGTCAATCGGCGCGTCTGTTGTAATGCGCCAGGCGGAGGTGTTGATTCCATCCCTGGGGTCTGTGCCAAGAGTGATTTCAGGCATTTCCCTGCTGTAGTGCTGCCTCTGCACGACACAACACAGCTGGTAGCAGTTGAATGTGTTTTTGAGATCCCCATCAGGGGCCCAGCCTTTGCCGATGTATTGAGCTGCCCAGTGCATCGGTCACCTCGCCGCCAGGCCAGGGTGACTGTCTTGCGTGTACAGCAAACTGGGAAATTTCAGGTTTGCAAGATCTGCATTGCAGGAAGTCGCAGAAACAGTGTCAACTCCGCATTGCACATCCCGGAGTACCAGGCGCATGGGCGGATCTTCATGAGGTGCAGACGTGTCAGATGGCATGTAGATGCGAACGATGACGTCGATTTGAGTTTGCGAAGACGATGCTTCGCGCAGGTATGGCATCAGCTCACGAGATGCGTTATCGATAGTTATATTGACAGTCGGCGCTTGGCTTGTATCAGACTCTTCCGGCAGAGTGATATCAAACAGAACCGGTAGAAAAGTCACTTCTTTTCCAGCCGACAGAGGAGCATCCTGCTCGAGCGTTGCTCGCAGCGGCTCGTAGTCACGCACAACATAAATCGCTGCGTCGTTACCGTCTGCGTCAACAAAAGATGGGTGATATAGCGCTAGCGTAATAAGTTCAGGTTCACCCGAATCCGCATTTGCATGTGCTTCAAAGAGCGCTTTTGATCTAGAAATCCCCAGCCGCGGCGGCATCATTACTGGCATGTCATGCGCCCTCTGCTACTGTAATAGACACATCAAAACCGCCGTAGTCGTTTGCTGATTTTTCGATGGGTTTTATGCTGCGAACATACCTGTTTTGATAACCACCATGACCTGGCAGATTTATTGAAATCCGAGCACCATCATTCAATTTCATGAATGCAGAAAACACTGCATATTCAGCAGATGACAACTCATACTGCAGTGTGTAAACGCGCAGATATTCCCGCGATCTAGCGCGAGTAATCGTAGCGCCGCCATCCCCGGATTGCGCACTGCGATTAGGGATTTTAATATTGACGTTTGATGGGTATGGCAGTGATTCTGGGAATATCAGCATATGCCAATTTTCCCAGAATAATCTATTGTTCGGGTGTCGATTTAAACTGGTGTCACGCGTGTATAAATCGGTGCATTTCTTCGATCATCCCCATTCGAAAGTGGCTGCATATAAACTGTATATGTTGTGGACGGAACGTCATCAACATATGCAGAAAATGCGCCATCAGTAGCGCTCGATGTGACATCACCTACGAGTAGGCCATTATCATCCCGATAAATCATGACGCGACGAGCGATGGACTTTTGGTATTGATCAACACAGCGCCCTGCAATTAATTTACGAGCATCATCAGCCGGCCTTGGTGAATCTTCATTCGCCATTTCTAAAACCCATGCATCCGCCAGCCTGGTATCTACAACAGGAATTACCACTTCTTCAAACTGAATAATCCGCCCAATATTTCCGAGATCTGCCATGTCAATCCTCCGCTCTAATTAACAGCATCGCGCCGCCCGAATTCGAGGCGCGAATCAAGATAGGAACGAGCATGTAATATTGCTCCGATGCTGCTCTCAGCCTGAATTTTTTATAAAGTGGCAGTGGGTGCATAAACGCTGCATCAGCAACTAAAAGGCCAGGCAACATGCCGCGGTTCACCCGGGCCGCGAGCATCTTGTTCGCTGTCGTTGACCGGTTTTCGTCAACGTACACATTCGACACCCGAATCACCTTCGTTTGCGTACTTGACTGCAAATCCTGCGGCCGAATCTGAGTAGCGTCAGCACCGCCGTAGAACGGTGCTGTAGTCGCAAACGAAATCCGTTTCGCAAACGTGACGTCTACGTCGTCGAGCTTCGTTTCTGCAACGAATTTACTGCCTGCAAGGACATGGCCCATGGTGTAAATCAGTGTGCTGTTTGACGCGTGATTTGCTACGAGGAACGCATCAGTGTTCTCTTGACCACGGATGTTTCCTATTAGGACACATGCGGTTTCGTCGGCGGGATCTGCACCTTCAAGGTCACCGAACAAGAGGCACGCGGCGTTCAAACTACTGGCAACATGCAACGTGTTATACGGGCGTGCAGCGCGGTAAGCGCTGTTCATGACGACGATGTAGAACGCAGTTTCTGATGCGAAAACGAGCCAGTTGACGGCCAGGCCAGCAGTCCTGCGGGATTTGACGATAGTGATGGGCTCAACAAGTGGATAAGGGCCCTGGCCAACACTTGAGCCCTGCATCGCCTTGTATGCTCTGAAATACGTGTTTGTGGCTGCTGAATCATCCAACTGGATGCAGTGCCGGCGCCCCGCCCTAGCCTGGAATACCGTGATTCCGCCGCCTTCATAGGGGGTGTCCCAGCCGGCCGACTGCTTGCTGCCGTAGCCGTTTTTCAAGCAAGCTTTCAGCACTGCTGCGAGTGAGCCAGCGGCTTCTGTGAGCACCGGAGCACCGGAGTCTGTAGAGCTATAAACACGCATCGTTTTTCCTCTTTTTATTGTTAGATTTCGATCGCAAACCGAGCACCTGTGCCTGCGTTTTGCAGCAGCCTGAACATCCGGTTTGTTGGTGTTGTCACACGAGCAAATGCGTAAAAAGGCTGGTTTTCATGCACGAAAAACAGGTCTGGTAGGAATCCTCGGACATTGCCGACGCTGTCATGCACACACATGCGTGTGAGCGTTGCACCGCCATGGCGCGGTGATGGAAATGCGCCAGCTGTGAGGCCGCTGACCGTTTCAATCGTCGGAGCGCTGATACTGATAGCATCAGATATCAAAGTACCGTCAACGGAGCGGGCGGCACGGGCACGCAGAGTGCTCATAGTCAGATTCACTGAACCAATGTCATTGACTGCGCCACTACCGGAGCCATTTGACGAGTCAGCTAGCAGTAGCGTTGACCATGTATCGCTTGAATTAAGCGGTGTGATTTTTCCGAAAAATGCAGTTCTGGAACGTGATGAGCCTGCTTCGTGCGCTCGCGGCAATGTTGTGAGAGCGGGGTCGACGGTCAGGTAAAAGGCGGAAGATGATGCATGGATCATCCAGGCTCTGGCCGCTGTGCTGGCGACAGTAGATTTAGCGAAATGAAACCCACCAGCAGTCTGCGCAGCAGTCGGAAACAACGCTGACCCAGCAACATCTTCATAGCCGATGACTCGCGATGACAGCGTCCCTGTGTCGTCAACATACAGCGACATAGCATTTGCATTCGCCCCGGTGTAGAGGGCCACGTTTGTATTCACATTCGTTTTAGTCCAGCCAAGTTGCTGGACCAGCACATAGTCCAGCACAGCAAGCATTGCGCCAGCAGTGCCTGATAACACAGGAGATCCTGACAGAGTCGAGTTGAATTCACGCATAGTTCTCTCTCACCATATTTGGCTTGCAGTTGTCTCAATACACACACGGCCAGCCACCGGGTTGGCTCCATTCCGAGCTTGCACTGGAAGTACGAGGAACGACCTGTGACTTGCATCATTGAGAGTAAATGTGTCGAGCACGGCAGGTGTCGATAGCGGCGCGTAAAGCCCAGGCATCTGGCCAAGCCGCATGCTGCTCAGGCTGTCATACGCATAGACTGGTGTGATATCTACACACCCACCCGGGCCAGCCACAGCTTTGTTTTTGACGTTGCCAAACACCGATGTTGCGAGTGTCGAGTTAGCGGTCGCCGCAAAAGCACCTGGGGCGTCAAGCGCAAGCACACCGCCTGTGTGGATGCCGGCCAATGGGCTCCCCAGCAGCCCGAATTGGGGGGATTCATTGCGAATGGCTCCCAGGTAATTTCCATTGTTGTAGACCTCAGCACCGCCGAACGCTCGACCGCACAAAAAACTGTTAGTTTGGTCTTGCGGAAATTGACTCACATAGTCACCAAACCAGATGCCTTCTGGGTTCCCAGTTTTGACGTTCCCAGGGTCCGTGAATATCGTCAGATACATGCATGTGCGACCGATGACAGCGATCCAGGCGCGCTGAGCTGTCTGCGTTGTGCCGCCCGTTTTCCAGCAAAACTTGTATTCCGAAAATGCCGTGTCGTTCGTAGCACGTGGGCTGACGCGGGTGAATGTGCCATCGGCATTTATAGTTTCTGCAGTGACGCAGCGAAATACGTTCACGCTGTAGTCGTCAACGATCAGCCACCTTCGAGTCCCATGTGACGGTCTGTATGCACTAACAGTCGCGCTAATACTGCGTTTCTCCCAGCCGGCAGCAGTCGCTATCGAATCAAAAACAGGCAGCACAGAGTTAGCTGTACCGCTGAATGCTGGCAGGCCCATCGCAACCGAATCAAGTATTTTTATAGCCATTACTTTTACCTTTTTGGCAGCGTACAGCCGCCCGCGCTCGGCGCCGTATATCGTTTGCTATCAAATGCAAATTCAACAGAATCATGTGCTGGAGCGGTGTATCCCTCGCGAGAAAATCTGAGCAACAAGCAGTCTGGATCGTCATCAATTTCGGCGAGATTCAAAGATGCACTAGAGATCCCGTGCAGCATGGATGCAGAGACTCTGTAGCGCATGCCTGGCTCGACATCGACACTCACATCGCCAACAAAAACTGTTTCGCGAACGACCCCATGCAGTTCGAAATCGAACGATCCGGAACCAACAATCAATTCGTCTTCGTACCACTCGTCAAACTCGTCAAATTTCGCTTGCGTTAAGAGCCAGGAACACTTGATTTGCGTTGGCGCGGTGCGGTATTTGCGCCGGCGACGGTGCGTGAACGCGTCTGTTTCGAATTCGAAAAACTTGTCGATTTCGGAAGCGGAAAATCCGTCTGCAAGGGGTGAATTTATGAATGCTGGGGTACTCATAAATCACCTGATTCCAGCGGATCTATTGAGGCCGTACTGACCCTGCATTGCGTCAGCCACCTGGCCACCTGACCTGATGTCAGAGGCAACTTCTTTCAGCACAATTTCGATGATTTGGCTGTTGTCAGAACCAGTGCGAGTGCGCTGCTCGGCTTGGACTTTTTGGCTTGTCTGGTTGATCACATTGACCTGCACGGCAGGTGCCTGAACTACCGTGGCGCCACCTGCGCTCACGTTAGAGCCTGCGAGGGCCTCTTGCGTTAGACGCTCATTCGACGTGATGTAGCCGTTTTGCCCCGGGATCAAGTACCTGTTTCCGTCTGACCCAGTAAACAGCTCATCACCGCGCTCGCCCACTCGATAGCGCTTGCCTTTTGCCGTATCGCCGCCGTCTGCGCGGAATAAGCCACCCACAAAATCAACCGCCATTGATGCGAAGCCATTACCCAAACCACTCGAGCCAGTGCCAAGGCCTCCTGAGCCCCACAAGGCATTCATCAGCTGAGCAGTGGCGGCTTTTAGGACCATGCTCTCGATCATTTTTCCGAAGTCAGCACCCAGCTCACTGTACTTCCCGGACATGATGCTGGTCAGTCCGGATCCGATAAACGAATTAATCTCTTCCCCGGCATAGCCTGCGTAGTCGACGAAGCCATCGACCTCTTTTTTAGCGTCGTAGATGCCTTTTTCGTACGCTTTTTTGATGTCCTTGGCCAGTTTGTCGTACGTGCCTTGGCCCAGGCCATCAGCAAGCAAATCATTGAGCTTTTTCAGCTCAAGCTGCATCCTCTCGAGCGGAGACAGGTTGGCTTCTGTAGCCGTTTTTACGCGCTGCAGTCGTGCGAAAAACAGGTCGGTTTCTTCACGCGCAGCTTCAGTGTTGACGCTGCGAATTGCTTTCGCTAACTCAATATTTTTGCGAGCGAGTTCAGTGTCGACTTCTGCTTTTTTTGCGGGATCTTTGGTTGACGATTTCTGGGCTTGCAGGATCGCAACTTCAGCTTCATTTGCACTCTGCAATGCAGCGATGTAATCATCACGTGCTACTTTTTTCGCAGCAACATAGTCTTGCTCAGAGATCAGATCAGCAGAGCGGTACTTCGTAAGTATGTCGGTCCTGGACTGATATAAAGACGCCTCTTGATCAATCATTTCTTTTTGCTGATCGAGAGCCTGTTTCGCTTGCTGTGCCTCAACTCTGTCGCCAATTTTCTCTTCTCTGCCAGCTCCGCGCAGGCCGGCCTTCCTTGCTCGTTCAGCCTCCGCTTTTAGACGAGCCTCCTCCTGTCCAGCTGCGCTGGATTTCCAAGTGCGCTGAGCAAGTGCTGTCACTTCTTCTGTATACGCAGCATCAGAGATAGTTCCGAGCTTTTTTGCTTTCTGTAGCGCTTCCAGATCTTTTGTGTACTGCTGATTGACGCCTGACGCACGTTGTCGGATCTCGAGAAGCTCCTTTTCAGAGTCCGACTGCTGTTTCGCATAGCGGGCATACGATTCCCCGCGGGACGGAAAATTACTCTGTATATCAGCTGGATTCTTCGGAGCGACACCATCCAGCGCGTCTTGAGCGGCTTTAGCTTCTCTCAGTTTGACGACCAGTCGCTCTGCGTGTGCATACGACTCGCGCAGCATTAAATTGCTACTTTTTTGCGCTCCGCGCGCGGCCAGAGACGCTAGTTCTGCCTCCGCATTTTTCAGTTTTACACCAGCATCTTGCGCAGAGTATGAAATGCCGTTGAGCGGATTAATGAATCGTAAAGCTGCACCTGTCGCCGCCAGCACCTGACCGGCAAACCCAGAGCCCTCGCTGCGGGCTTTAGCGATGGAATTTGAAACGTCTTCCATTGCGTCGTTCAGAATCGCAACTTGTCCCGCCCAAAATTTACTGATTCCTGTATCACCAAACTCAGATTTCATGCGTTCATACGCACTCATAAATCTGTTTGTCGCTGCGTCAAGCCTGTTTGCCGCTTTCTCCGCAGCACCGCCGACATGCTCATTCAATGCAGCAGCAAATTTTGGCAAGAAGTCGTTCGCAACGACTTCTCCTTTTTCTAGCATTTTGCCGAGCGCTGCTGTCGTGACACCCATTGCTTTCGCAGCAATCTGGAACGCACCAGGCAGTCGCTCACCGAGCTGTCCACGAAGCTCTTCGGCTTGGACCGTCCCTTTCGAAATCATCTGCTGTAGTGCAAGCAAAACACCAGAGTTCTGCTCTGCAGACAACCCCATCACAGCAGAAGCTTTTGCGACTGATTCGAAGATCGTTTTAGCTCGCTGCCCCTCAAGGCTCGTGCCTTTTGCGGCAGCTTGGAACGACATGTAAGCCTGCGCTGTCGACGTAAACTCGAGACCAAGGCTCTTAGTGACATCACGCAAGTAGTTGATTTCCTGCGCGCCGTGGCCGGCTGTAGCGAAGTCCAAACCGATCTTTATGCGCTCAGCACTGGCTGATGCTCTGTACAGATCGACGAATGCTTCCGTGACGACAGTCACTGCACGCTTCAGACCAGTAAATGTGGTGAATCCAGCTGCTGCTGTAGCGAGCTTGTTCAGTTGCGTTGACGAACGATCAGCAGCGTCCCCCGACTCTCTAAAGCCTCTAGCAGCACCAGCAGCATCACTCCCAGCTGTAGCAACCTGGCTACCTGCATTCCTCGCATTCGAACCAGCCTTCGATAGCGAAGACGAAGCACGATCGACAGCAGTCGCAGTCGAAGTTGAATCGTTGCCGAACCTCTTGATCGTTGACGAAGCCCTGGATGTTTCGCTGTCGAGATTTTTCGCTGTCGAAGAGACTTTCGACATCGATGATTCGATTTTCGCTGCCGCATCTGCAGCGGGCTTGCCCTCTGTTCCAAATTGTCGCAGAGCATCAACAGCTCGCACGACACCTCGGCTGTCTACTGAAACGCTTAATGCTGCTGCTGTTACTGACATATTATTTTTTTTCTAGTTCTAAGAGCCGCAAAGTTTCGGTGACTCTGATTAAATCAAGCTCACTCTTGTTCAGAGATACACCTGCCAGCTCGCAATAATCTCTAATCACTGACAGATTGACGTGTGGCTCATTCAATCTGATATCAATATACATATCCCAAACGTATTGCAACTCAGCGGGACATTTGACATGAAGTATGTCAATGCGTTTTTTAGTTTTCTGCTCAACAACCTGGTAATGATCTCTATGAGTGCCACCACCTTCAACGGACTTGCGCAAATGAAATTCGGCTTCAGCAAATTTCAAATAAGCATCCGTTACTCGAGCAAAAAATTTGCGCGATCACTCACAAACTCATTAAGCTGACCGCGAATAGCTTCATACTGCACGTAAACAGCTTTCGCGGCATCTTTAGTGAACGGAATATCAACACCATCCCCGCCGCGAACGCCAACCCAGTTGAGCGTCAGAGCAGCAAGCATCTCAGCGGAGCGTTCAACAAGATCATCTTCAGTAAATGGATTTTTTACAAAATCACGCTCAGAATCTTTGATCTTTCGGTTTCTAAAAATCTCTGCTGCAATATCGCTATCGAGACCGAGCATTGTGAAAACAATCCCGGTTTTGGAGTAGTCTCTGATGCTGCGCAGTTCGTAATCTACGCCGGTATTCGAGTTAGTTTTGAAATCGAATGATGCGAGCGTTGGGCTCGAACTCATTTTAGAGATCCGTGTCTGCGCAGCGTTTTTCTTCTTTGTTGCCATCGTTTAACTACCTGAGTTTGCTAGTAGTTAAATTTTAAGCAATTCATGGATTGTGCGGGTGTCGATTATTACGTTCGCAAACCAAAGGCCCCGAATATTACAGATGTGTAATTTTCAAATCTGGCTCTGTGCCTTGAGAAACTAACGAATATTACAAAATTACAGTATTACAAGCAAAAGAGATCTACGTATGATATTTCGGAAAAGAATAGATTAATCTCATGGGGTATATATTTCTTGTAATTTTGTAATTTTGTAATATTCAATGTCTGAGTACCCTTAGATCTACTGTTTTCAAGCTTCGTCGCTATCAAATTAATATTACGCAAAAATTACGCTCAACCTATTTTGTAATTTTCAAAGCAAAAGATACACTGCAAATATTTAAAAGAGGAGACGGTATGTACATGAATGCGGCTCAAGGTGTTGATGTGTTGATGGATGCGTTCTCAGATGCATTTACACAAGTTTTTTGCACGAATCGCTCTGACAACGAGCTAGCAAGAGCGCAGAACTACGCCGAAAATTTGCGACTCGCATACAACGATCTTGTACATGCACGCAACAGAGAGATCGCAGAGCTTTCTGCGTACGAAGATGAGCTTGAAGCGTACCGTCAAGAGCTCATTGCGCGCGAGAGTGCATTGAACTCAAGATCTGATCAACTGAACGTTGCTGCACAAAAGTTCAATTCGTTTGTAGTGCAAGAGCGCAAGCGAGCGGCGTCTGTCATAGCAAGAGAAGATGCTATAGCTGACGCTCTAGCTGCTAAAGATTCATGGAAGGAATCTCAGTCTGTTTTGTCAGCTTCGTATCGCAACTCGATACGTAGACAAAAGCTCGTGATGTCTTATATCGTTAAAGAGCTCAGCGCAATGGCTGACATTGCACGCGAGACACAACACGACTCACTACACGAACGCCTCCTGGATTTGCTACTTGAAATACACGACAAAGACCCTCTGGACGTCTTTCGCACTCGTGAAGAATTCATCAAAACTCTTGCTGACATCGGCTTCAACAATCCTCTGACGTTTAAAGCACTAGAGCAGCCATCTAAGAAGACTGGCTAAGGTTCCTATGCGCAGACGGACAGTTCCAACTGCCCGCACACCACCTTGCATGCTCATCTTTCGAGCATGCAGTCTTTTTTATACAACATGATACTTCCAGATATTTTCTGATATCAGATGATTGCAGCACAATGCATCATCAACACGGAGGAACTACATGAAAACTCTCGGAGGCATCGCAATCGTTCTCGCTGCATACGCAGCTGCTGCTTATGCAGAGACACCTACTGAAGATGTGCAAGCTGTGCTGGAACAGAACAAAGACACATGCGCAGCTGGTCAAGACTACGTACAGCTTGCGAGCTTGCAATTCAAGACAGCGACCCGCGCTGACTACGTCGTACGCGCTGCAGACATTTCGTACGCTGGCGTGATGAACGTCGAAGCTGCTGGCGACGCGATCGGAGCACAGTTGCGAGGCCGCAAGCAAGGCTCTTTCTTCTGCATTCAACTCCCTGGAGCCACACAATGAAAAACATCATCACAGCGCTGCTGATCGCAGCTGCAAGCGTGTCACTAACAGCGTGCGGATCGACAAGCATTGCGAACGAAAACTACGAGTCTGTAGCTTCAAAATTCGCAACAGGAAAAAGCACAAAAGCTGATGTTCGTGCAAAGCTCGGTGAGCCAAAGCAGGTCGCGAAAGATGGCAAAAACGAGGTTTGGAGCTACGTTTACTCGAGTGCCGGCAACTTCATCGGTGTAGGGGAGATTAAAGAGCTCACGATGACGTTCAGTCCCAGAGGGGTACTCATCTCACAAGAGATGTCCCGCTACAAGTAAAAAAAGCCCCGAAATCCGGGGCTTTTTTGATATCAGACGCTATCAAACATCAACAAATGAATCCTGCATCTCGATCGTTGAATGCGTCGTTGTGATGAGGGCTTTAAACGGGATGGTCTGCACCAGGCCTTTCTCGCCGTCGTTTTTGCTAGCACCATTGAGCTTGATGCTCGGCAGATGGATTACAACACAGTCAGCGTCTGGCGTATTGCCAACAGGCAGCGCCAAAATCAACGCCAATCGCTCGTCATTCATGACCGCTTTTTTCTGTGCCGCATCTTGAAAAAACACGACCAGCTGGCCTTCGACAGTGAGCCTGCCGCGGTCCACGCTTGGCACATAACGACTGCCGATTACAGCTTCTGTGGACACGTTCGCGCTGATGTTGATAGTCGCAGATGTAGCCAGCGTCAGGCCTTTGCCTGCGAGGTAGACGAGCCCGTTTGCACCGGCAAGCGCTTGTGTTGTCAACGCTTCTGCAGGATCCGTGAAATACTGCGTAGTCCCGTCAATTGAGCGTTTTCCAGTGAAGCCGAATTTCACAGTAGATGCCCCAGTTGCTGGCACTGCGATTTCAGCAGAGCCGGGTTTCAAACCGGTGTACAACTCGCTAATACCGACATCAGAAAACCAGTGCTCGATTGACACAGATACGTCTGTGTGACCCGTTTTTGGCACACTCGTCAGACCGCCAACGACAGCGATAGTCACGTCACCGGCAGGTGATTCGTCAACGATCCCAGTTTCGTTAACGAACACCCCGCGCATCTCAGTTGCGCTAACGCCCAACACCAGAAAATTGTTGTTGTTCATCAGCTCGTTAGCGAACCCGGTTGCGCGAACGACAGTGCCGGTCTTGAACCCTGCAGCAACGAAATCCGCGCCATCGAAACCGTTTTGCGTCAACGAAATTCCGGGTTGCGTCAACGTAGCTCCGGCAACGAAATCTCTACGCAGCAAACTCGCAAAAATGTCTGCATAAGATCCTGGCGAAAGTTCGCCCGACAGTGTGCCCTCTACCTTTACAGTGCCGTTGACGCTCACCGCATCCTGCTGATCCGGACGGATCTCGTTCGACGTGTACACGTCGTATTTCACATCGAGATCTGATGTGACGCGACGCAGAGACTGAGCACCATTTTTGCCAGGCGCTTCGCCCCAGGCCGCTTCGCGCTTCATCGCTACTTTTTTTGCAATACCTTGTGCAATAGCCATGATTTATTCCTTTTTTAGTTGTTGTAGAAATCAGCGAGATAGCTGATAGACAGCGGCAGACGGACCTTTGGTCCATCTGGAATTTGCGGGCCTGGACTGACAGGTTCATCGATCATCACTCGAGCGGTTTCGTCAGCGAATACGGTGCGTCCGCGCTGAAATGCGTTTTCGATCGTCGCTACGACAGCGTTGATTTCAGACATGCCCTCCCCGGCATTGCCAACGACCGTTACTTGAAAGGTCCCTGTTTTTCGCACGTGTCCATCACCAATCGACGTGCCTGTGGCGGACGCCGGGAGGATGTGCGCTTCCAAGTGAATGGGTGCCTTGGAGGGAATCAGACGTGTGTTGACGTAGGCCACGTCAAGGCCGTTTGCAACAGCACTGAGAGCTGTCTCGAGTGACTGAAGGATGATTGCGTCACTATTCATTTCAGAGCGCTCTTCTTCAAGTAGTTTTCAAAATTCTTGACAGCATTTCTGACCATCCCGGTAGGGGCTTGATCGCTGTAACCGAACTCCAGTCTGTTGGCGTACGGAAGGTTGTTTACGAAGTGCCAAGTTGTGCCTAAAGGCTCTGTGAGCACTGGTTTGATGCTGTCAAGCACATCAGACTCATTGCGAACTTCTTCGATAACTGAGTTTGGTTTCCCCATCACGCCCAGCTGCCAATTTGATCGAAATATCCCTGTGTCCACTGGGCTCGCTTTGATGATGTCTGTCATCACAGCAAACACTCCTTTTCTGACAGTTGTTTCCAGATCGTTGATTGCTGTGTCTGCGAGCTCATGGAGAGGTATTGACCAGTTCGCCATCACAGCCTCCCTTGAACCTTGTGCAATACCGGCGTGTCGCCAGGCTGCACTGTTGCGCAATCAATTACGTCGTATTCCAGACCCTGCCACCTCAGCTTATCGCCAGACCTCGGTGATCTCGGCAATCCCAATGCCGGTACCAAAAATTTGATATCTGTTCGCAGCACTGATACGCCGTCGACATCCGTGCTTTTGTATCCGGTCATGACAGTGACTATCTGAATAGTCTCTGAAGATGTGTCTGTGTACTTAGACTGCTTTGGGTCGTATTCACCTTTGTTGATGAGCTCCAGTAAAGCTTCAGCACCATCTTCTTCGATGGACTGATAGGTGTCTTCTGCTGTAGATTCGTAGTCGCTCATACCCGCACCAATTTCACACATGTTTGGCCAGCGCTAGCACACCGCAGGAGGCTTGCCAGGAGCTTTTCGACAACTGGGAATGACGGCTGTGCACTTGACCCAGCTTCATATTCAGTTTCCAGAACGTCGGTTTTTTTTCTCTTGACCGCACGCCCTTCATCTACGATCAAGGCCTTCTTCGATCCAGCTCTCAAGGCAAGCTCGCAGACCGCTTTTTCGACCGCGCTAGGAATCTCGTCAACGGACACCCCGGCAACGCCCCTCCGCGGCCACGAAAGCTGCTGTGCCAACGAAATCTTCTCGCCCACGAACCTTGCCCCGTACATCATTTCCACATAGTCTGTGGCTCTGATGAGCGCGGACTGTTTCGCTATCGCATCCAGCTTCGCCCACGCAGCATTGCCGCGTGCGCTGTGATAGTCGTCAGCGACTGCTACGTCAACGATGAGTGATTCGTCAGCGAATGCCATCTATCACTTCCTTGTGCGCTTGGCGGGGGCTTGTTTCGCTTCCGAAACGGGTTCGTCAACGCTCACAGGTGCGGTGTCGAGCGGAGTTACGTCAACGATGCTGTGGACTTCTACCCCGGCTTTCGCATATTCGTCAGCGATTTGTGGGTAGTCGCCATCGATCGTGACTTCGATCGCGTTGGCTTCTACGCCGGCGAAGAAATTTGGGTTGCGAACACTGAACTGCTCAACATCAGCATCGCGTTTTGTCGTGTACAAAATGTGCATTCATGCTCCTTTGCGCAGCGCCAGGATTTCTGGCGCTGCTATATGCTGATATCAGCTCAGATCAATGATTACGCCCGCAGTCGCTTTGTCGGACTTGGCATGCTTGACCCAATTAGCTGGTGCAGCCAGCGCAGCGATCGTCGGATTGATGCCAGAGGCCTCTTTCCAGCTGTAGCCGAGCACGTCGACGTTGAAAACGCCCTCGGCGCGGAACCCGATGGCCAAGTTTTCTTGGTTGTCGATGTTGTAGCTGCGCATGCCGGGGGCCTGGGACTCAGTGATAGTCACTGCGCCTGCCTGTAGACCGAAAATTTTGTCGCCAGGGAGCTGGTCGGAGACCAACACTGGACGACCCATAGTGCCAGGGGTGCCTCCGTAAATCACGATGCCGGCCTCTTCGTAAATCTTCTGATCGATAGCGTCATCAACCAGGTCAAAGTACGAACCGCTGTCCATAGCAAACAGTGCAAGACGGTTGAATCGGTCACCGAATTTGCGCATTGCTTTTGTGAGCAATTTCTTGTGATCAGTAGCGAAAGAACCAGCGGCGATCATTGCTGCGTTAGCGCTGATAGAACCCGTTAGGGCTGCAACAGCAGCTGCAATGGAAAACTCCTGCGATGCATCCGCCAGATCCTGGCCAATCAGCATAGAAAACTCTTCGGGAGAGCGCGCACGCCTCTTGAATGTTTCTTCAGTTGTCTCGAAAGGACCGTACTTCCATGGGCTCTTCACACCCACGGTCTCACCTGCTCCGATTTTTTGGCCGGCAACAGCAGCTGTTGAGTTGACGTCACGATGCACGATCGCACCGCCTACTTTGTAGAACGAACGTTTTTGGATGTCGCCCTCAATCATCTCGTTGCGCATCACGAATGCGCCGCCAGAAGCCTGATTGAAGATCTCGAGCACGTCTTGCTTGCGCTCCAGGTAGGCGGTTTGAGCCAGATCGTTGTAAATAATCAGATCTGAATTGACAGTGGTAGGCATGTTGTTTTTCCTTATTCTTTAGGAAGTTTCAGATAAGCATCCTGGCCGTTTTTCTCAATGAACTCGCGCTTCTCAACGGGAGTCATAGATGAGCGCTTCAACGCACCATTGCTGCTTGAGCTTTTGTTTCCCGCAGCCCCGCCACCGGAATTTTTTTGCGCACTGACGAAATGCTTCCCTGCGTCGCTAGCAGCCCAAGCTGCCAGGTATTCACCCAGCGGCTTGCCGTCCACGCTCACGGAATGTTTTCCGTCCGCGAATGCAACGTTTACGAGAGGTCTCGTCATCGCATTAACTGCGTCAGCGTAATGACCAGCAATGCCGGCTTTCGCGATCGCATTTGACATTTCGCTATCGACAATCATTTTCGAAATCGAAGCATCTTTTTCGCTGACTGACTTCGTGAGCTTTTCGATATCGCTCTTGCTCTTCGTTTCCGAAGATTTAAGGCGATTCTCGAGATCTTCTTTTTCAGCAATCAACTTTGCGTGCTCTTCAGGGTCAATATCAGCACCCTTAGCCTTTGCTTTGAAAACTTTCACCTCTTTCAGCAAGGTTTCAATCTTCGATTTCAGGCCAGAGGTTTCTTCTTCAACCGCTGCAATATATTCCGGATCATTTCTGTCAATAGGCATGTGTCGTACGTCCCAAACGTATTTAGCAGGACCCAATCCCGCCATATAACAATATTAGCAATTAATTTTGGAGCGCGGGTGTCGATTTTCAACAGAAATAAATGGGGTCAAAAAGAGGTCACCACAAACACAGATGCGACGGAATAGATTACAGTTAAATAGCAACCGGGAGTACCCATGAATATCATCAGCCAGCCAGTTTACGCAGTGATCGATAAAAACACAGAGCGTGAATGCAGAATCATGTTGCGCGAATATGCGCCAATTCCTGGCACTATTCAAATAGCACTGGTCTCGCCGACGCTACACGCATACGCAAAAACATTCGTCAACGAAGCTAACATCAAAAAGCAGTCGTACAGAGAGCTTTTGGAGTTCTCTGCTCGTGCTTTAGATGTCGTCAGCGTAGTTTCTATCGACACCGAAAACATCGAAATCGATTATTCACGTCAACGAAACAGTTTCGTCAACGCAAGATCCGCGGCAGCGAAGCCAATTACGAAAACGAACCATGCGCGCGGGTTCGCTATCGATAAATCAGACTTCGGTGACGATGTGGTTCGTCAACGTGTTGGGGAGTTCGATGACGTGAAGGGAGTTCAATCATGCTGAGAGCATTACTGCGATGCCTAGGGCTAGTGCCCAGTGCTAGAGATCTCGAGATTAAGCACTTAGTAGAGAACTCATATAAGTCTGTGCGAGTTGTAGGACGTGGAACTATCAAAATCGATGCAGCAGAGGTGCGTTCAACTCCGGAATTTCTGCATGCTATTGATCGAGCAGCTGAAATAGTACGAGCGTCAAGTTGAGGTGTTTAAATATCAAAGCATTATTTTCGAAACAGTGAAATAAAACACTTCTAATTAAGCTCAAGCACACTCAATCTGTTTTTGATATTGCACAATTAAATCAAGTCGAGAAATTAATCACGACAAACAAACAGGAGTAAATCATGAGCGCAAAACTCACACAAGAACTAATCAAGAAAAGTATTTCAACTCTCGAGAGGCTGACAGCTATGCAACACGTCAACGAAACTAACGTCAACGAAAACGTCGTCTTCGAAACACTCGGAAGCGAAACCGGCGAGCATGTCGTGCTCGCAATGCATGCGCGATCGAAATTTGTGATCGCTGACGTTATGTGCGCAGACGAATTAGTTGACAGATTCAAACTGATTTTTTGCGACGAGATGGGATATGTCGCATACAAAAACGATGAGTTCGTATGCGAAGGAACTCGCGATCGACAGCTGAGGCGCTTGCTGAGTGCGTTCGATTTCGAAAAGTTCGTGAAACGTACGCCGTACGCATGGAATAACACACAGGACCCGGTTGCGCGGAAGCGGTATCAGTCAGAGCTGCTAGACGTGCTTGTAGCTGCAATCTGATATCAGCGCATATCACAAACCCAGCTTTTCACAAAAAGCTGGTGTTGCTGTATAGCTGAATGTAACCACCTGTTGCGCTTGGAGATGTTCCTGGATGCTGGAACACTCTAGACATGCAACACGACATTCAAATCAGCGCATACGAGACATTCTGGGGAGTCGGGTCATCAAAATTCATTGTTGATGGGGTGCTGTTTCGCGTTGACTACAAAACAGTCTGCGGCCTGAGCGTTGCTGTTACGCGCACAAGGTCAATGACGAATGAGACTCGAAACAACCACGGTGTTTTCTACACGACAACAGATGTAAAGCTACATGCGCTGCAGATACGGCGCATTGAGAGGCTTCTGTACGTCTGTGCCGCTAAAAATGCGTTCTGCCAGCTCATTCGGACGCTGCGGGATGGGGCTAGTCCGAGCACTGTGGATATACCCAGGCATTTAACTGATAGAGCTATGCGCATGACATATGCGCATCTAGATGTGCCTACCTCCAATGCGTTGAAGCTGCAGCAAATGACGGCTCGCACGATTGAACATTACAACGTAAAACGAGATGCAGTCGCTCTGTTCGGCAGTGATTTTGTAGATGCGGTGGTACCCCTAGGGTCTGGCATCAGCGAGCAGCGCATGCAAGATAAAGTAGCTAAATGGGCTGCTCATCTTGAGAGCAATCCAAGCTTGATTGAGCCGTTGATGCAGATGCGTGGACAACCCGCAGGCCCATGCGTCATTACTGAGCTCCAAAGCCTTGTTCCCAGCATCCGGGCCAAGCTCATTGCCAGCGCTGCCCTACTCGAGATCTTGGGAGACTGAAATGCCTTTCAACTTCGAAATTCTCGATATCGAATCAGACGCACGGGTCGCCCGTGTACGTTTCGTTTACGAAGAGAAAGGCTTCGTTTTCTATCATCACGCTGACGTCTTGTTCGTCGTCAACGGACCCCAGGTTCGGGTGCTGTGTGTTGAGTTCGATATTTTCGACAACGACCCGAAAATGCAGTTGTTCGATCGCGCGCCTGGCCTTGCGCGGGAGCAGATGCAGCAGCAGCTGGGTATGTTGATCAATGCACCTGCTGGAGCGCTGCATTGAGGAAACTCAGCATACGCGCACAAGCGAAGCAGCTGGCCGGCAGAGTGCGGCTACATGAACTGGATATCGAATCAACCGAGCTGGAAAGCGTAGTGCTCAACGCACGTCGCGGCTACGTTAGCTGCATCAGCAGTTTGATGATTGCGGATTTCAGAGCATATGCAGCAGACCGTCAGTTGTTGGTACACATGAAGCGAAAATTTGCGTACCTGGACATTGATGTCGGCACCCACAAAGCTCTTCAGCATTTAGCAGAGCTACTCGAATTCTGCGATGCGAGAGAAATTCAATGTGAAATCAATCAGTTTGTACAGCTTAGCAGATTGACTGCAGATAAGATGTTCGATCCCAGCGTGCGCGGTCTGCAAGCTGTTCGCAGGTATGCACTCGCATATGAGCCAAATGCATCTACTGCGGCCCAGATAGTTGAAGTTCCATCCAGAGCAGATCAAATTTTTAAGCTTCTCGAGAGGTACCTTGGCATCGACAACAGGTACAAAGTGCGTGCGCTGCTAGTTCAGATGCAAAGAGCTGCTGAGTGCAAAAACAGCGCAGATTCAGTGCTGCGAGAACTTGGAGTGATGTGATGGCAGACTGGGACACGGCACGGCGTACTGTACTAGCACTGCACTACGAGAGCAGTTTTGACAGCGAAGATGAGTTCGAAATCGAAATAGAGATCGCTCGCGCAAGGCTCACCCTGCGGGAAGTATTTGCGCCGCTTCTCGAAAACCCAGATCCGATGGCGAATCTCGAATTCGAAACTGCCGTCTGCGCAGACGACCCAGCTGAGTGGAAAAACTACTTCGAGAACTATGGCTGTCGCATCATGCTGTATCGACTGCGAAATGTCCGGCTGCGAGAAGAGATTATCGATGTCGAAGCAGATATGCGCAGAGCCGCTCTAGTGCTACTGAAAAATGAGCTGGCAATGATTAGAGATGGGGCGCACTATGCGCGCAGCATGCAAACAGAAGCTGCCGCGGCGCTGGCGCTGCAAGAGCTGTTACCCATCTAATAGAGCCTTGAGCTCGCGGAGTGTCAGCTGGCGTCCATCTGCGTTGATAAGCTGCGAAAACGTAACTTTTCCGTCTGCAAACATCTCAGCGCGGCGTGGTCCAAGCACGCTGTTGAGCTGTTTTTTCGTTAGCGTATTGAGCCAGGTTTCGAACGTCAACTTCCCCGATACTGGGCCGTAAATAGAGGCTCTTTTACCTTCGCTCTCGAACCCTGGAATAGAGACCTCGGGGATGAGCAGCGACCTGCATTGCCAGTGCAGCGGCGGGCGTTTCAGTGGTGTGCTGTGGCCGACCGGGTTGCTGGACATGTCCCATAACAGGCCGTCAAATCGACGGCACACAGGCGTTGTACGGCTGTCCAAGGTGGCCAGGAACCTCTGGCCATCGAGTAGGTCTTTGTTCGCCTGCATGACCTCATTTCTCACAGCATTTGTAGATGCGAGCGCAGAGGTCCTGATTAGTGCCTCCGCTTGCCTTCCAGAGATGTTGAACGCATCCCGGATCTCAGTGCCCATCTCACCGAGCGATGAACCATCAAGCACACCCTGCTGAACCACAGATTTGAATCTAAAGGTAGTGTCGCGCTTCTGTTTATCCCACCAATCTTTGCTCGGTGCACCATCAATAAGGGTTTCGTCAACGATCTGTCTCGCTCTCGAACCCGACACTTTAGGCATCGAATAATCCCCCAGGCGCACCACCCTCTCCGCGTGTGCTGCGACAGCTTCGACAGCGAGACTGAGGTCGAGCGCGGACTGTTTCGCGATCGAATCAAAAGCGGATTCGATGAGGTGCGACTGCGAAGAAAGGTTCAACTGCAGTTGTTGCGGCGTTGACGGGATCGATGTCGAAATCTTTTCGTTGAGCGAAGTCAGCCCGTCCCAGAGCACTTTGCTGACAATAGTGCTGGCGTATTGGGACATCAAAATCTGCTCGAGCACGGTCTGGACAAACACCCATTGCTGCGGCGTGAGGCCATCTGCTGGGTCAAATTTGGTCAGGTTCATGCTGCGGCCCTACTCTGTGGGTCATTCGCAGCTGGCGCTGGTTTGATACCCCTGAGAGGCCCCTCTTCGTTTGCGAACTCTTGTTCGTCGTCGTAACTGAGATCGGCAGCGACAACCTCCCCGCGCTGTAGTTTCGCAAACAGAGATCGTTTCGAGATCGCACCGGACTGCCAGGCCCCCACCAGCGCCGTGATTTCTTGCGCTGTCAGGCCTGTAGGCAGATAGTCTGTATTGAGACGATATGCAGCCAAGTCTGTGCCGGAAATCCCGGCCCAGGCGCACATCAAACGAATTGCAGCGGTCATAGCCTCGCTGATGTTGTTCGTAACCGATGCGAGAGCTGAATACTCGCCGTTTGCCCTCAACTGCAGGGTCTGGGTAGCCTCTGCAGCCGCTTTATCCGGAGCCAGCATGCGTGCCCCGAGCGCAGCCATCTGTTGTTCTTTGCTGGCCAGGTTCTGGACCACAGGACCGAGGCCCTGGCCAGTGAATTCCAAGAACCCAGTTTTCGCGTTTGCGTCCTGGAACACCCATGCGTTCGGACTACCGATTTTCAGTACCTCACCCTGCTGCAGCATGTGGCCAGCGATCCAGGCTGTTGGGATGCAAACCCAGTGGCACGCGTGCTCGTAATCCGCTGTAGTGCGGTAGTGAGCGAGATTCATGTCCACCAGGTCGGAAAGCGGTGGGGCTGCTGGCGTCAAGGTGTTCTCTTCAGAGCCAACAGCAACGAAAGGAATTTTCGTCAACGGAGCCCCGCTCGAAATCGGAACGATGTCATCCACGATTACATAGCCCGCTGACGCAGACGCACGCCACAGTCGCTGGTGGTACACACCCTCAATCAGCGTCAGCTCTCTGAACTGGGTTTTCGTTTCCGAAGTCCATTCGTCAACGCTTTCTTCGTACGATTCTTCAAGCACAACCAGCACAGGCTGCAGCACATTGTTGATGCGAGCCTCGCGCCAATTCCTGATGCTCTCAGTTGTGTACATGCTGATATATGGGCGCAGGCCCTGGGCCGCGGCAGCAGCCGCTGACGAGGGGGTTTCGTCAACGTGTGGGTACTCGACGAGCAACCCTGCTCTGCCTGTGATCAGCACTTCTGAGAGCAGCAGTTTCGACAACGCAGCAGCAGTTACGTTAGCGTTAGATACGTCGTCGATGAGGTACTGTGCCGCATGCGAAAAATCGTGCGTTGGCGAACGGCGGTTCACGAGCCCGATGAGAGCCTCTTGGGTGCGTCCAGTCGCGTTGAAATACACAGCCCTGCTCTTGTATGCCTCGTATTCCTCAGGTGTCTGCTCCGGTAGCGCAGGCAGGTATGTTTTGCCGGCCGCGTGGATCGCTTCTTGACCGGATGCCGCGTTGCGTACACGTTTCCATGCAGTGCTGGCGCTTGCGTAGCTGGGGTGGAATGAGTCGATCGGCATGTGTTTTTCTCTTTCTTCTTTTCATCTGATATCAGATGGTTTCACGTGAAACATGATGCTATCAATACGCTGAAACGCGCAGCGCTGCACGTCTGTCAAAGCCGATTGGCCAGGTCTTCTCAATGAAATAGCCCAGGGCATCGTTAGCGTGGTCTTTTCCGGATTTCTTGTCCGGCTCACCGTTCGTGTCATAAACCTGCTGCTCGAGGTTTTCAGTGACTGTCGGGCACGCATCTACGTTGACGAGAAGGCGCCGATGACCATCTGTGTTCAGAATTTGCATGTTGACAGATGCAACGCGGTCTTTTACTGCTGGGTGCGCAGCATGTGCCACGACATTGAATCCAGCCATGCGCAGCAGTAGATGATCGCTAGTTGACGCGCTCTTAGATGAGCCGCTGTTGCCCGCAGGGTCTGGGTAGATCGTGATCGATGGGTGTAGCGCCCCATAGCGCTCTTTGATTGTCTTGATGACTGCTGGGGTGTCGACACCCTTGGTAATTTCTTCGACAACGATAGGACGGCCATCTCGGATCACACACACAACCGCAGACATGTTGTTGATGTTGAAATCCATACCGATGTGCAGCGGCTCGTTCGGCCGGCGTTTCTCATTTGTGCAGTTCAGCAAACGGCTGAAATTGCGGTAGACGCTGCCGCTTGTCAAATTCGTGAACATCCCCCGCAGGTAGGCACTGATCAGCTCTGGCGGGTATGAAGCAAGCAGCGACGGAATGTAGTCTGAGGGAAGGTTTTTTTCGTTATCGAAGGTGCTTGCGTGAACGAGTCCGTACAGGGCCTTTAACTCCGCTTTTTTATTGGCCTCTTTGACAAACAGCTCGTACGTGGCTTTAAAACCCTCAGGGGTGGTTGTCACGTCCAAGCCATTGCGCAAACCGTCAATGTTGTAGCGCATACGCGCAATAATTTTGCGCCATGCCGTCTTGGCCTTGACGAGTTGCATGACGTCGAATTCGTCAACAACGCCGTGGCCAATTTTGAAGCCCACGATCGTCTCGGGGCGCTCCATGGACCGGCAGATCACCGTGTTCATGTATGTTTTGCCGCGGTACAAGTCGACTTCCTTGTCGCCGGTCCTGACCTTCGCGCGCATACCCCAGGTGTGAGCCACTTCTTCAATCGTTGGGTAGAAGATGTCACGAATCTGCGGGTACGTCGGAGCAAAGTAACCTGCGGCGACGCGAGGATGCTTGAACGTATGCGAACAGACGCCTGCGCAACCGACCCAGGTTTTTCCGGTACCGAAACCAGCCACAAACGCTTTGAATTTGTTCGGCAACGCAAGAAATTTCGCTTGCGGAACATTGAGCAACGGCTTGATTTCGCTCACGAAGATGCCCTTTCGTCAACGGAACCTTCTTTCGACTTCGAAGCGTCTACGACACCGATAGTGATGTGCGTCGTCGCTGGGGTTGCGTCGTCGATATCGGTCGAAATCGGCTGGGCCTTCCAGTGCTGGGGCTGTCTATTGCGCAGCCAGAGGCTCTGGGCAGTGACATCGCCAGCGAGGTGCTTTTTCGTTGTCGTAGTCCTGTTGAGCTTCTTGCCTTTTTCAGTACCTGTTGTTGTCTGGACTTCTTCGTAGTCGTAACCGATCGCTCTACGAAACAGTTCGTTCACGACCTTTGCGTCAACGAAATCTTTCGCGTGCGCGATGGCGGCCGCAAAATCCGGACTGTCGTGCATCCATTTCTTGAATGTCGTGATGCCTACACCAAAAACACCAGCGAGCTCTTCGTTGGTGTATGTGCGAAGCATGCTCAAACGCCTGGCCAGCTCTATGTATTCAGGTTTAAACGCGGACGGTCGTCCGCGCCCTTTAGGAGGGGCAACAACAATAGATGCGGAAGCAGGTACCGGTAAGGGTTTCCGGACTGTTTTAGGGGCTGCTGGCGCTTTTTTCGTCGTTGTTTTTGTAGTTGCCATCAAGCTCCCCTAATCTGTAATGCAATACAGGCCCTGCTGTATAGATGTCTAAAGCTGCTGCATGTTGCACCGCAGCTACAGCATCAGCACCCATGGCCATGGCTCCCAGCGCGAAATCCGCGCCGGAGCCAATAGCATAAAAAGCATCAGTAATAACAAGCCAAATTCCTCTTTCGAGGCGGTACGGCGTTCCTTCGTTAATATCGATTGCAATAGCAGATGGAAATGCTTCAATATCAAACAACCGGCTGCATTCACTCAGCCCGTTCTCGCGAACATATTCGACAACGCGCATAATGTCCGCAAGCGCTCCAGCGCCTGCGATGACGAATTTACCGTCAACGTGATGGATTTTGTTCGTTGTCGATTTTCTGTTACCGATGCACGCCATTGAATCAGCTGCTAGCACACCAGATTTAAATGCAATCGTTGTCATATTCTTCTATTTTCTCATTAGTTGCTTGGCCGCGGTGGTCGATTATTCGCATTGATGCGCGCTGCATGGAATCAGCTAATTTACTAAGCGAATCAACTTTAATATAGTCAAGCATGTACAGCTTGTTTTTATAGAGCTTGAGAGCACCGGCTATTGAAATTCGCTGATGTAATGCTTCTAAGTCCACTCCGATAATTTCACATGCGAGTTTGCACGGAAACATCGCTGCACCACCATTCAACCAGGCTAGAGCTGCATTCGCTGCATTTTTACTATCTGCAGCTCGTCTTGCTTTATCTCTATTTGCAATATCGCGCACAGCTGTGTATATCAAATACATAGCTAACGCTTGATAGTTGCAAAGCGGGGTATTATTCTCGAAATCAGTATCACTCACAGGAGTACCCCATTTCTAAGAGCCGCCCGCGGAATCAAAATGGCCTCAGCGCGATCGTGCCTAGTAAACTGATGTAAATCTCTAGGATAAAGGCTTGTGCAGAGGGATATTGAAGCATCTTTATCGTCACTGAGATTCAGCACTCTCTTCCAGACACTGGGTGATCTCTCGTGAACTGCAATACCCAGGAGCTCTAGTGCAGCAACTACAAAGCCGTAGTTCATTCCAATTGTCTTTGAGGCAACAAGCTTCATCGGAGGCTTCACGATTGCTACTTCAACGATAGCAGCAGTGCCAGCCACAGCATATGGTTTTAGGATCTCTGTAAATTTGAGAGTACAGACACGTTTGCTGTTTTTAGCGCCGCCCAGGCCCTGCGGTCTGGTGGGCAGGTCGTGGACAGCAATGATGTTCAGTTGTTTATCTAATATTGCAACTGCCCCATGGACTCCCGGATCAATACCGATGTAGTACATATCGACCTCCCTCAGCTTCAGCTGCTCTTATTTCAAATAGTTTTTTACGATGTAATTTTCCGGGATTATCTCCGTGAGATTGATTCGTGTGCCCAAGATGATAAAAACTGCAACGCTGGCATTTATAAACACTCATGACATCATTGCTAGTAAACTTTATAATTTTTGCAGCATGCCTGGCTTTATCTTTATCAGCAAACTGCGTTTTCTCGCACATTCGCATAACCGCCCCTATGTATTTATCTAATACACTGATGTTAAACGAACGATATTAAATTGCACGTAATAACGCGTCATTACGCGTAATGACAACTAATCAAAAATTACACTACTCAGTTGTGGGTGACTAAAACTATAAAACGTCATTTTGATGTAATTTTAAGCAGTGCCTTTGGGATCGGCATTTTTACTTATACATACGCTATCAAAACTATAGAAAATTACATAATTACAAAATTACAAAACAAGAGCCCCTATGTGAGATAAAAATTTTTAGAATTATTTTTACCAAAAGCTATCTCTACCTCCGAAAAGTGTAATTTTGTCACTTTGGGAATTTTTCCCAGTGTTTATGCGGGTTTTGAAAGTTACACAAAGATTACCGGCGTCACTTCCAAGATTGATTTTGTATTTTTCAGCGTTTCCGGAAACCTCACATGTGAGAATTCACTAAAAAATATGGCGCAAATGGTGTATCTAATCAACACAACACGATTCAAATGTGCAGAATAGACATATCGATTCGAAAAAACAGCTGCAACTGTTGAATCGAAACATCAACCACCTTTCAAGGAGATCTCAATGCAATCCGTGATTTATGGCGCTCACGCCAAATTTTTGTCTGATCGTTCTATCACTACCGATATTGCTGCTGCAAACGGTATTCATAGCATCGCGTCCGGTGCTGCTACAACCGAATTCGGACGCAGCGTTTACGGCGATGCTCTCTATATCCCCTACAGGGATTCCGAGGGTCTTCCTGTTATTGCAGACGATGGCACACCTTACGTCCGCATCCGCGTTCTCGACGTGCGCAATGACGATGAACTGATGGGAGAAAAACCTCAGCGTTACCTGGCGCGTGCTGGCGCCGGCGTACGCCTCTATGTGCCAAATGCATCAGGCGGCGGCTATCCTTTCCTCATCTTGACAGAAGGTGAGTTCAAAGCAGCTGCTTCTAGCGCACATGGCATGCCTGCCGTAGCCATCCCGGGCGTAACTATGTGGTCAGCAGATCCCGGCACAAGCTTGTCTGACGATACGTCTGTGCATCCTCATATCCTCTCAGCACTGAGAGAGATCAATCCCGCAGGAGTGCTCGTACTTGCTGACTCAGATGCAAAAGGGAACCGCAATGTACGCCAAGCACTCGGACACCTAGCTGCAGCACTTACAAAAGCTCTCTGCATTCCATGCCTCTATGCTCGCGTACCTGACGCCAAGCCAGAAGACGACACCGCAAAGGCCAAGAAAGAAGCAGCTGCGAAAAAGCAAGGTCTCGACGACTGGATCAAAGCTGAAGGAGCCGACCAGGTCAAACGCTATCTGTCCTGGCAATGGGACAAGCTCATTGAACGTGAGCAAGTGCTCGCAAGAGGCGGTTACTACCCTCTCGGCTATCAGGGCGAAAACAACTACGTCTGGTCAGTCGCCCGCGGCTGCATCATCACGTTTGGAAGCGCTGACAACAATTCAAAGGCGAAGCTGATGAACCTTGTCGGTGGCCAAGCCTGGTGCGAAGCACGCTACGGTGAAATCGGACCTCGCGGAAAAATGACAGTCGACTTCGACAAAATGGGCGGTGATCTAATCCAAGCATGTATCGAAGCTGGCCCCTTCTCTGTAGAGATGTGCCGCGGCTCAGGCGTCTGGGCTGACGGAGATTCTCTTGTGGTTTCCGGTGGGGATGTTTTGTGGCGCACTGACGGCGCAACGCAGGAGAGGTTTGGCACAGGCTACGCGTACCCACGCTCCCGTCCACTTGGCATCAAAGAAGACATCACACCTGCTACAGCACAACAAGCTATGGAGCTGCTTGAGTGCTTGTCCACTTGGGGTTTCCGAAGCCAATCTGAGTGCATGCAAGTTTTTGGATGGATATCGCTGTCGTACCTGACAGGTGCACTCCCATGGAGGCCGCATGCATCTCTGACAGCTCCACGTGGATCTGGTAAGAGCCAGCTGCAAAAGCTCGTGAAAAACCTTCTCGGACATGCTGCGGTGGCTTGTGATGCTGACAGCACAGCACCAGGCATTCGCCAAGCACTGCGCCAAGACACGCTGGCACTGCTGCTGGACGAAGCGGAAAGCTCTGGGAAAAAGCTGCAGGCAACAATGGACATGCTCCGCAGCGCTAGCAGCGGCTCTGAGGTCCTGCGCGGCACACAAGATCAGTCCGGCACATCATTCACTCTGAGAACCATGGCCTTGGTCACCGGCATCGTGCCTCCTACGTTCAACGCTGCCGACGAATCCAGGTTTGTGCGTGTTGAGCTTGATGCGCTGCCAAAAGCCTCTCAGACAACACCTCACGAGCTACTAATCAATGAACCCGCGGCCAAATCCCTTGGGCTGGCGCTTTTTGCCCGCATGCTGAGAGCTTGGCCACGCCTTCTGGACGCGGAAACACTGATCAGGAAGTCGATGGACGGCGACTCACGCTTCCGCGACACATTCGCGCCAGTTCTTGCTGCCGCTTGGGTGGCACTGAACGACAACGAAATGACCGAAATCGAAGCAAAGCAGTTCGTCAACGAAATGCATCTCGACGCACAGCGCGCTCGCGTTTGTGAAGCTGACGATGACGCAGACGTCGTCAGCGCGTTGCTCGGAAAGGTCATCAAGGTCACCGTGGGTGAACGCAGCATTGAATCGACGATTGCTGACTTGATCGTCAATGCTGCCGCTGAAGTGACAACTCTGCGATCAAAGAGACCCGGCCCGATCAACAAGGCCCTTGGCCTCTACGGCATGCGTGTGAATCTTGACTCGGGTGGCTCCCTGCTCGTTAACGTCAAAGCAGAGAACTTCCGAAAGTTGTTTGACACATCTAAAGCCTTGGCCGGGTCGGATCTGTCCATCCCGATCAAGCGCAACCGCCTGGTCGAGCCAAAGATGACCGACCCGATGACCATCGGTGGCAGTAGCGTCAGGTGCTACGTAGTGAGGATCCAAGACTTGTTAGCAGCAAATGACGCAGTTTTCGCACCTGCGCTCACGACTGCAGCTGAATTGGCGTAAATAAAACGACCAAAACCGCACTGTACATACACACAGTGCGGTCGAAAGCTGAAACACTATAAATATTGGGGCGGAACTAACCGGCTGCAACCGGTTAGAACCACAGATCAACCACCAGGAGGATCGAAGTCCCACTGTAAACGTCTAGGCGTTTTAAATCAACCACCAATAACAACAGGGGACATTAAAAATGCAATCCGCTCTCGCCTTTTTGAAACGCAACAGAGTCATGTCTGCTGCGCTCACGAACTACGCTTCGTCATCGAACATCTCGAAATCGAAACCCATCTCGGCAACGAACCCGCCCCCAGCAAACGCCCCGTCTTTCGTCAACGAAACCTGTATTTCGACACCGCAAAGGATGTTCGGCAACGCACCATACGTTTTCGGAGCCCCCGGCTTTTTGACTTCGTACACGAAAGATGTTCGCGATCGGATACTTGCGTCAACGTACACAGTCGTCGATGCTGAAACAACTGGCCTCACGCCAAGCGCCAAACCGATTGCTGTGGGCAAATTGGCGTTGATCGGACCGACAAAAACCTGGTCCAGATACTGTGAAGAGGTGAAAGCAGCTGGCGCTGTACCAAAGCTGAATTGCAGAGTGCGCATGCGGATCTGGTCCATACAGTTGGACGATGGTTCTAGGCTGTCCTTTGACCTTGATGCGCTTGAGCTGGCTGACCAGGTGCAACTGCTGATCGATAGCATCGACAACAAAATCGTCGTTGGCCACAATTTAGCGTTTGACTTTACCTGGCTCGTTGCGTTGACGAACCGGCGTGACCTCGCACCAGCCCTTGTGCTTGACACGATGCTGATAGCACGTTGTATCAAACCCGCTAGTGTCTACGTGCTGCACCGCAATGCAGTGGGTGATGCGACGGCACAGAGGATCATTAGGAGCCTGGGTACGAACGCATCTGTGAGCCTGGGTGCGCTCAGCTATGCATACGGACTGGGAGAGGCTGAGAAAACATGGCAGCACCCCAGGAACTGGGCTGTAAGTCCCTTGTGCAGTGGCCACCACGACTACGTCCTGGAGGACATCGACGCTCCGCTGCAGCTGCTGCGCATCTGGACAGACACCCGGGGCCTGCCGTTCAGCCAGACGCTTGAGCAGCTCAGATCCATGGATGCAAGGCGCGGCGGCAGCTACTTCGACATCTATGCGAAGGTACCGATGTCGCTTGCGCTGATCTCTCACACCGGCATGCCTCTGCATGCGCCCACGGTAGCTATTGTTCGTGAGCGAAAGTCAGCGGAGCTTGAGGTCTTGGTCGAGCAGGTGATCTCTCTCATGCCGACCATCGCTGACGTAGTTGCAAACGACAGCGCATTGAGCTCGGAATCAAAACAGCGTTTGCTCGATTACGTAGCTGATTCGCTTGCGCCGGCACCTTCGAAACCGAAATCTGGTTCGAAAACGAAAAAAGCATGGGAGCCTGAGACGCCGGCTCAAGCGGTGGCTCGGCGTACCGGGGCGCTGGCGAAATTTTCGAATACGAAATTGTTTGAGGTGTTTCGACCGAAGCTAGAAGCTCGGGCTAGCGCGGTGATTGCTCCGATGAAGCTGGCGCTGGCTGTTTATGCTGATATCAACGGATGTGAGCTGGATGACAGTGAAGATGGGATGCCTGTCATCAATGCAAAAGCTGCGAAGCTCAAAGGTCTGACCAAGCTTGAGGGCTGGGTCTCCTGGGAGCGGTTGCAGGGTGCAAAAAAGCTTCTGGCACTGTGCGATGAATACCAATCCGTTGCATCTGCTGACGGTATTGGTGGATTCAGGCTGAGGCCGCTGTTTTCTGCACGCACGGCGACTGCCCGCGTAGCTGCACAAGCGCCGAACGTCATGAACCTCCCCAGGCCGGCCCAGATGCCAGAATCCTGGATGCCTGAGTCACCAAAGGCCGCTCGAGTCGATGCGTGGAATGCTGTGCAGTTCAGAGCTGTTGTTCGAGCCCCGGATGGCTATGTTCTGATCAGTGCGGATTACGGCCAGATAGAGCTGAGAATCGCCTCTGCGCTGGCGCTGCGGGCTATTCGTGATGCCATGTCTGCTCTAGCTGGCGATATTGCTGTACCGGCTAGTAAAAATTGGTTCTTGGACGCGCTCCGTGCTGGCGCTGATCTGATGCGCGAGATCCCAGCTGATGATCAACTTGATGATTTCGGCAAGTTCACAGCCAAGGTCTCGAGACTGTGGCGCCGTTTGATGACTTCGGACACGAGGCCTCTTGCTGACGCGTTCAGAGCTAACGTCGACCCGCACCTTTTGACGGGTATCACACTGGCTGCGCAGCAAGGATTGATTGATCTAGAAGGCGTGCATCCGATCGAATTTTTGAAGCTCCAGTCATCTGACGAAATCAAGGAGCTCAAGAAGAGGTTTAGCTCTCAACGTCAGTCTGCTAAGGCATTGAATTTTGGGCTGCTGTATGGGATGCAGTCTGAGAAATTATGGATTCATGGCATCGTCGACTACAGCCTGAGCTGGACGCTTGAAGAAGCTGTCGCGTCTCGCGTGGCCTGGTTCGATCTGTTCCCTGAAATCGAGTTCCTGCAGTCGTGGAACACACTCATGCTCATGCCGTCAAAGAAAGCTACAGAGCCTCTTTTCAGAAAGAATCCGTATAGCAAGCTGCTCCATGTTGAAGACGTACGTATCGGAGCATCCAGCACGCTGCGCGGCCGACCTGTTGTAGCAACTGAAGCGAGAGAGGTGCTGAACTATTCAGACCAGGGCACAGGGGCTGACATGCTTCTCGAAGCAGTGACAACGATGTCGAGACAAGCGTTCGACTGCATCATCGACTTGATACATGACGAAATTCTGCTGTGTGTTCCTCTTCCGCTTGCAGATGATGTACAGACAGAGCTAGAGCGCGCCATGCTAGCGTCGGCAGACAGAGTGCTTGCGCCGTGGTGCATCCCAGCGGAAGCTGAAGGCGCACGCATGCTGTTCTGGAAAAAGGACTAGCCCCGGATCTTGTGCGCGTAAAGGTCGTTGTCGTTCAAACAAACTTTCACACGCGCATCACATTCCTCTTCGCTAATCGCTACGGCGATAGACACCTCTCCGCGTCCTGACCATCGGATTTCATGTTCAACATCACTGAAGTGATGCTCAAGTTCTTTGTGAAAATTTCCAAAGCATTGCGTCTGCTCGTCTGCGCTTTTGCGTGCCCTGAACGGCTCACTTTTTGTTGGTCCGTTGTAGTCGTAGTAGGGCTTGTAGATGTATGTAGACATGATTCCGCGACTATATTGATAGCAGCTGATACTGTAAAGTACCACCATATTTCTGGAGGTACTGGTCATGGCTACGAAAAAGAAGGCTGAAGAAGCGGAAAAAGGCTTGCGCTTGGTAGTTGTCGGTCGAGGCGAAACCCGCGGCCGACGCCCTCATCTCTTACGGCTTCGCGAATCGCTGTACCAAGAACTCAAAGAAGTTGCGGACGGCCAGACGTACTTACTCATTGAGATTGCTATGCGCCGATTGATTGATGATCTCAAATCACGCCCCGTCAACCCAGTAGAGATCATCCAAGCTCAGGATCTTGACGCTACGCAGCTAGACGAGCACTTGCTTGATCAGTTTTCATCTCCAGCTGCAGCTGCTTCTCGTAGAGCATCATCAAGGGTCACAAAAAAAGATCAAGCATAGTTTAGGTATGCTTGACTGATAGCCGCAACTCACTAAAGCGTGTGTAGTGCGCTGATAACTTCGAGTCACATTTCAACCATAGAATGAGAGTAATAAAAAGTATCAAAGGATAAGAGATGACGGTGGCATCGAATCAAGTGAAAGCGGAATTCGCACACGACTTGCAGGTTGGCTTAGCTCGGGCCAGCGTTCCGGAGTTCGCGAACCTCCCACTAATTGGAATGGCCGGGAAGCTAGCTCTAAACATCAGGGGCTTGGGAGAGATCAAAGCGGAAGTCTTGAGACCCGTTGCTGACCACTACTTTGACATTCCATCTCTTGTGTTGCAGCCGGTCTTGGAGATCCTTGCAGAAATCGGATACGTACAACTTGTAACAACAGGCAAGACACTCAACTCAATCATTCCAGATGTTCCTCACTTTTCGTCCGTCTATAGCGGACTAGGCAACTATGTTGGGACAATTAGCCTCAACGAGCATGAGGAAGTAGCAATAGCAGTATTGAATGAGCTTAAGAGAAAACCGGAAAAGCGCGATGCACTGATGGGAAGGCTGGGGGCGCAAAAACAGGTCTTTTCACGTGTAGAACTTATCACTCAGACTGGTGGGCTGGTAATTCCCAAGAGAGCTCGCGGGCAAGACGTTTTAGTGAGTCCTTTCTACTTTGCGGATAGCTTGGATGCGCTCGCGAATCATGCTGCAGCCGGAGGAGCCAGAGGAGTTCAAGCAGTTCTAGAACTCCTCAAAAAGGCACAAGGTTGGCCGCTGTCTTTGATTCTAAGTACCGGTGGAATCAACGGCACCAAGCTGAGTGCCACAGAGCTGCAGTTGCTCAAGGAAATGGTTGCAGACGGCGTTCTCCGTCCTCCTAGCTTAAGAAATACTCAAACCAATCGCGATGAGCATTTTGTTTTTACACCAATGCCTGGTGTTCGTTCAATGGACGGAGCTGCACGCGAGATCTACGAGAGGACAATGGCCATTGTTGCCGCCGTTCGTAAGGGCCAGCTCCTCCCCAGCCAGTTTGCAATTCGCTTACCTGTAAGACTCCTAGAAACCCTGCGTGACAAAAAAATGATTCGTGCAAGCACCGAAGCTGCACTCCAATACACAAATCTAGTGACGCTCAGGGTTGGACGTCTTGTGCCGACTAGCTCTTCAGGCTGGTTTCAATTTCATCTGATTGATACGCCAGAAAACATGCAGGCAGTCAACGATGCCATAAGAATTTTCCAAACGGGAGAACCTTTATCTATGGGGGTCTCAGAAGACGCGCGCATCGCCCTACAGCGCGATGAATCGTATGTGCAATCGATTCTCGCATCTACAGCGCTAAGGCAGACTCCTCGGCCTGCTCTCGATGAGCAGGCTAAGGCCGAAATGGAACAACTATTTCTCGATCTCAAATGATCAAAGATGCGGCTCAAAAACAGAAGGCAGTTCGTTACTGCGTGGCGCACGGATACGTCCCTTACATGGAATGTATTGTCAGGTTTTCCGGCGACACATCTGACTCAATATCAGACATCACGGACGTAGACGTTCTAGGCTTGCGACCCGCCAGTGAAGCGCCCGCACGACGTGTTGTCTTCGACTGCAAGACGCTGGCAAAGACCAGCGGCGTAAATCGAGCTCTATGGGCGGCTGGACTTCAACGCTTAGTCGGGGCTGACGAAGCCTTCGTCATACTTATAAAAGCTGCTCCGCATGGGCACCGCCTCGCAGCAAGCAAAGTAGACGTACATCTTTTCTCAGAGATACTATTCGATCAGTACGCCCAAGCATCTTCCATCGACTACGTCGAGAACATCACTTATTTGGATGATTTGCGTGCGTGGGATGCTCTGTGGGATATACGCACCAAGCTTCCTCGAGCAGCAGCCTTAGTTGAGTACCTTACGAGCGAAGCGGCATTTGAGCAGGACCCTGCCTCTGGCTTTAGAGCACTACTCTCAAGGCTTAAGCAAGCTGAAGGAGAGTTTGACGTTTCCAAGCCTGAACACCGGATGCTGTATGGGATATTGGTTAGTCAGGCAACAGCATACTTAGCTGACGTCGTTCGCAACTTCAACACCATTTTTGATCCATCAATGAAGCTGGATGCTTTCCAGAAGTCATTGCGGAACTACATTTGGGGCGGTAGAGAAGGATATGAACTTCGAAAGCGACTGCAGGCTGCTCTTCATGCTGATCGCCCAGAGGACGGACAGGAGGTACAACTGCCAGGGTGGGATGCCTTTGTTGAATTGGTGCGCTCATTATTGGATGCACCAATTCTTGTCGGTAGCTCTGCTCTGCCTATCAAGGATTTGGCATTCCGCGAGCTTGGTACGCCTTCTATTCTGGCGGACGCACGAATCAAGCGTGAACTGACTTCCAATCCGCGTGCTAGGCAGTTCGCTCTCGCTGTGAATCGGTATATTGGATCTCTATCCAGGCTGCTGCAGGACTGCTCTGAGCATCTTAAAAATGAGGTTGTCAGGGCATCTATTTAGCTGCCAAGGCTCAATACGCTTTTTGAAGGTGTCATATCGCCTTCATTCTTGCGTAGTTGACATGACAGGTTTACTTTCAGCAAAACTCAATCTCCACTAGAGGACTCGAACCTCCACGGACTTGCCACTTGCTACCACATCATTACGTCACCGGAACAGAACGTTGACGTAATGAAACCCATTAAAAAATCAACTCCCGCTGGCTCAATCCCTGAGTTGCAGGTCCTGGTCACCGTCCGCGCCGCTGCGGCGCATACAGGACTCACAGAGAAGGCCATCCGACGAAAAATGGAGGATGGGGTATGGCTCGAGACACTCGAGTACAGCAGAACCCCAACTGGTCAAATTTTTATTGATCTGCAAGCTGTTGCCCGCTGGCAGCGCGGGCAGCGTCGGCTTTGACTTGCACGCATTTTTCTAGACAATCTGATATCAAACGATATCAACATATTTCGGAGCAAAGAAACATGGCTACAGCAGTGAAAAAAGTGAAGTCGATCCCCGGCGTAGAAGTGCGAGACGCGTCGATCCGGATTCGAATCAGCATGCGAGGTACGAGCGTTATCCAGCGTCTGAATGCGCCGGACGGCAGCGCTCTTCTTCCAACTGCTCAGAACGTGCTCTATGCCACGCAGCTGGTCACAAAAATAAAGGCTGACATCAAGCTAGGCACGTACGAACACGAAAACTATTTCGCAACCGAAAGTTCAACTTCGGAAACGAAGCCGATCCCTACTCTCATTGAACAGATCGATCACTGGTTCAACACGCTCGATCTCGCAAAGTCAACGATGCGGGGTTACGCCGTGTGCTGCAATTTCTGGCGGCGTACGACGATTGAAATCACCGTTGGACGAGGAAAGAAAGCTCGCGTTGAAGAGGTCAAGATCGCGGACATTGCGCTCGACAAGTTGACGCTGTCACATCTGCAACTCGCTCGCAAAAAAGCTTCTGAGCTAAGCGGAAAAACGTTCAATAACTACCTCAGCGCTGTGTCAAGTGCGCTCGCTCTGGCAGTGCAAGATGGCATCATCACAGAAGCAGTTTCAACAGCTAGCGCGCACAAAAAATGGCAGAAGAAAAAACCTGACCCGTTTAGCATTCCGGAGATCAGTTCGATCGTTGCACATATGCGCGAACGCTACGATGAACGCATCGCAAATCTGGTCGAATTTTGGTCGCTCACAGGCCTTAGATCTTCAGAAATCTATGGGTTGCGCTGGGGTTCTGTTGACTTCAATCTTGCTGAAATCAAAGTACACGAAGCTCTGGTAAGAGGTGAACACAAGTCAAGCACCAAGACAGAATCATCCCGTATGGTGTTGTTGACTAAACGCGCTATCGAGCTCTTGAAACTCCAAAAAAAGTTCACGTTCATGGCTGGCAACGATGCATTCGTGTTCACAAATCCGTACGACGATCTTCCATGGCACTCAGAAAAGTCGATAAGAAACAAATACTGGATACCGACGCTGCGAGCGCTAGGAATTAGGTACAGAAGGCCATACAACATGAGACACACGAACGCGACTATGCGATTGATGTCCGGTCAGAAAATTGGCTATGCAGCAGTTCAGATGGGCCACAGCATCGAAATGTTCACACGCACGTACGCGCGATGGCTTGATGGTGAACAAGATCGCATCGAGCTTGAAAAATTTGAACGACTCACAGCTGCGCAGCATGGTCAGGAGCAAGCAGTTGGATACGTTCGACATGCACGCGGAATAGCTGGGCCGCAAGCGAAACGCCCCTAATGCGCATTACACAAACAAAAAAGCCGCTCAATGAGCGGCTTTCTTCTTGGCGCTGAGCGGCGGTTAAGCATCAGCAAAAATCGTGCACGTTAGTTCATGCGCATGTTGAACCCACATCATACACAAGAAACAAATTTGCCCAATTTTTTGCCCAACGGCGCATGAAATCAACATAACAAATTGATTTCATTGAAAAAATCTGGAGCGGGCGATGGGAATCGAACCCACGTTATTTGCTTGGGAAGCAAGAGTCCTACCATTGAACGACGCCCGCATGTCCTGGCGACACCACGAAATGGCAGCCCGGATACGCGATCGCGGCCGGGGCCGCGAGGTATGGGCGCTATCGTACATCAAGCCCATGCACCATCCGCCCAAAATCTGGCGCCGCAGCCAAATTTCGGTTCGGGCTTTCCCTCAAAGGTCGCGACCGAGCACCCGCC